ACCGCCGCCCCCGCCACCGCCGCCAGTATTAGTAGTTCCCGGCGATGCTGTAAAATTTAAACCACCGCCTTTGCCACCTCCACCAGTACCTCCAGAACTTTGCCCGGTGTAGCCACCGCTGCCGCCTCCACCTGCATAAGTTACCGAAGCCCCGGATATCAGTGAAGTCAGCCCGTTTCCGCCTAACCCAGTTCCTACAGCGCCGCCACCTTCAGCCCCGACTGCGCCAGCGCCACCACCGCCGCCTGCATAATAATTACCACCCCCGGTAAATCTTCCGCCATTTTTGCCTTGACCAACAATACCGGTGCCGCCAAGAATAGCTACTTGATCGTTAGTACCAGCGCCGCCACCTGATCCACCATTTTTACCAGCCGCTGATCGGGCGTCATTACTTGGACCGCCACCGCCGCCGGCTGTTGCAATTATACTACTAAACCCCGAATCATTTCCATTATTAGTACCAGCGCCACCGGTTAATCCAGTGCCACCTGCACCTACAGTGACTGTCAACTCAATTCCAGGGGATATAGCAAATCCAGTAGCGGTTAAATAGCCGCCCGCGCCACCGCCGCCACCATATGCGCCACCTGATCCGCCGCCAGCAACCACTAGATATTCCACTGGTATACTAGATGACCCAACTGATAATGATATGCCACCGCCAAAAGTTATTCCTGCTCCGATATTCATGTTAACTTAGCCCCAATGTAGTGATTTCAATGAATGCAGTATCAGGTGGTGCCGAACTAAACGTAAGCACTGCTCCTTCAAGTATGTAAGCACTCTTTGGTTGCATAATACCCTGAATCACAGCGAATGTAAAGTTCTTACTTGTTGGGATAACAGACAATACAAATTGTGTTTGTATACCAGTTCCAGTAAACTCATCTACCGCAGAACTTAATGTAGGTGCTGCTGGAGTGTTGAAACTTAGCACACCACTACCGTTAGTAGTTATTACTTGTCCATTACTTCCACCAGTAATTGTAATGTTACCAATAGCTCCTAAATTAGTAGATCCTGATACGCTTAAGTTAGCTAGTATTCCGACACTAGTAATATTTGGTTGTGCGTTTGATGTTACTGTTGCTGCACTTGATGCAGCGACGCCGGTCAATGAACTACCATTACCAACGAAATAGCTAGCTCTTAAATTACCTAAAGTGTTTATGGTAACTGCGTTGTTATTGACGCTTGCGTTACTTGCAAATACGAATTCACTGTTAGCAGTTTGCCAACCCATGAACGCATCCACTGCAGCGGTAGTATAATAATGAAGTAATGTACCGCGATCTTTATTATCGTTAGTCGTTAGCGGGGTACCGTTAGCGGCTCCACCTTGTTCAATCAATGCATCTTTGACGTACAAGTTAGTTACGTTGACGTATTCGACATTGCCGCCAACAGTTAAATTACCAGAGATAGCAGTATCACCGGTTACTGTTAGTAAACTAGTTGCACTATCAAACGTGAAGTTGCTATTAGCACCCAATGCTCCTGCATTGTTATACTGAATATAAGTATTGCTACCCGCAGCAGATGCTACAGCAGAACCACCGGTTAGTGCCGCGTCAACATATGATTTAGTTGCCGCGTCAGTACTATCAGTTGGGCCGGATAGATTCTTAAGCTGCGTCGGTGAGGGGAATATTAATGCTGCCATTTTATGAAGTGGTCAAAACAGTTGTAACTTGACTAAAGTTAGTAAATCCCCACACACGATACGCTTGCCCGGATATAGTAATATTACCGGACGCATCGGGTGTATCTACAATGTCTGAACCTAAGAAAATGTGTTTGAAAGTATGTGCGGTGTTGTTCGGCGTAGCTAACCATAGATAGTTAGACGCAGTAGTAGTTGTATTTGCTCCTTGACCTGTTGCGAAATTGTTACTGTTACGACTGTCACTTGTTGTAAAAGAAGGGATAGTGCTATTTGCCGTTGTTTTCCAGAACAACGGATAATATTTTGTTGCTGCTGCTACTGTTCCAGTAACTGCTGTTGGGATAGTTCTTTGTCCTGCACCGAATCCACCTGTACCATTATAGTCAGATGAAGTTATTGTGTACACATAAGTGCTATCTACTGAAGGGCTAGTACCTGATACTGCACCGGTCGTTGTTAGTGAACCGCTGATGCTAGCAGTTGCATTTGAATACGTTACGTTACCAGTTATACCCGTAGCTCCTGCGGTAGTAGTTGCATTCCAGTTGAATGTTTGATTCAAGCTCCAATAAGGAACTGTACTACTAGTTAGTGTACCTGATAGTGCAGTAACGTTAAACGGTACTGGTTGATTGTTTGTTAGTGTGGTGCCACTACTAGTTTGTAAGCCACGGTTAGTTGTTAAGCTGACTGATACAGTATCAGTTGCTTGAGTTTGAACTGTAGTGCTTAACATGCTACTTGGAATAGTATATGTACCGCCGGTACCTGTAATACCCAATCCAGTTAGATTTGAACCAGTAACAGTAGAACCGTTAATTGTAATTGTGTCGCTAGCTTGGATACTAAAAGTAGCATTAGCTAAAGTTAATGTTATTGCAACGTTCTGAGTATTGATAGTGCCAGCGATGAAGTTTGCATATGCATTCTTGCTAGTTCCACCACTAGCCCATACATCAGTTGTACTTAATGAAATTGGACCCAATTGATCTAGCGTAAATACTCCACCTGGATATGTAAGATTAGAGTAGTCAACTGAGAAATTAAGTGCAGAACCCACGACAATACTTGTTACATTTGATGTTACTAATACATTAGCGGCTCCGCCTAATGCTGTGCTTCCGGCAACCCATGATAAGTTACCAGCACCATCAGTACTCAATACATAATTACTAGTACCACCTGAGATGTGTACATTACTTACAGTACCTAACGATACGTTACCCGATACGCTTAGGTTGCTTAATGTACCTAAACTAGTAATATTTGGTTGAGCGTTAGTGGTTAGTGTTCCTGTAAAGTAGTTCGCAATGACCACATTACCTAAATTCGCACTAGTTGCAGTGATATTCCCTGTGCTGATAGCATCACTAGAAACTGTCGTGTTGCCAGTTGTTATACCATTACTCGTAACGCTTGTATTACCTGTTGTTACAGTAGTTGTCGTAATAGTACTGCCAGTAACTGTCGTGTTACCAGTAGTCAATCCAGTTGAGCTTACAGTTGTGTTCCCTGTGGTTACACCTGTACTTGTTACACTAGTGTTACCAGTAGAAATCCCGTTGCTAGTAATCGATGTGTTACCAGTTGTTAAACCAGTATCAGTGATGCTGGTGTTACCAGTAGTTACTGTTGTTGTAGTAACTGTGTTGCCTGTGACCGAAGTATTGCCAGTTGTTAAACCAGTTGAGCTAATACTAGTATTACCAGTTGTAAGGCCCGTAGTACTTACAGTAGTATTACCTGTTGTTACTCCGGCATTGCTAATACTAGTATTACCGGTGGTTACCGTAGTGGTAGTTACTGTATTACCAGTAACGCTCGTGTTGCCAGTAGTCAGTCCGGTTGAGCTAACTGTAGTGTTACCGGTAGTTACTCCATTTGAAGTAATAGCAGTATTGCCAGTAGTCAGTCCAGTTGTGCTAACTGTAGTGTTACCTGTAGTGACACCAGTGGTACTAATTGTTGTGTTACCGGTAGTTAATCCAGTATCAGTGATACTTGTGTTACCGGTAGTTACTGTCGTAGTAGTTACCGTATTACCAGTAACACTAGTATTACCAGTAGTCAGTCCAGTTGTACTAACTGTAGTGTTACCTGTAGTGACGCCGGTTGTACTAACAGTTGTATTACCAGTAGTGACACCAGTCGTACTAATAGTTGTGTTACCGGTAGTTAATCCAGTATCAGTGATACTTGTGTTACCGGTAGTTACTGTCGTAGTAGTTACCGTATTACCAGTAACACTAGTATTACCAGTAGAAATTCCGTTACTACTAACTACAGTGTTACCAGTGGTAACTGCACCGTTCGATATAGCGACATTAGCAATAGTTGTACTAACTACTGCGGTCTTTGTCCATGAGTATTTTGTCGAGCTATAGACATAGGTATATCCACCTGATACATAGGTTTGACCATTATACGCGGGGGATGGAAATGCCATTTATATATGTTCCTTAAAAAGTCGGTGGTAAAAAGTCGTAGAAGAAATCACTAGTACCATCAGTGACCCACATGTATAATCGTTGTTCGCCATCGTCCCCGATGTAGAACCAACAATCACCGTAATTAGGATCAATTGATTGTGCTTGCGGTGGTGCATTTCCTGAGTAGAACTTACTTGCCCATGCAGAAGTATTATCTCCTCTTGAAGTCAATAATTGACCTACGCTACCAAAACTTCCTCCTAGCGAGATTCCATTACCTAAAGTAATATTACCATCAACGCTTAAGTTATTTAGTGTACCTACACTAGTGATGTTAGGTTGTGCATTTGTATACACTGTCCCAGCAACTATACTGTTTTGTACTTGCTGTGTCCAATTTAAATTACCAGTACCATCAGTAGATAATACATATCCAGTGTCTCCACCTGTAATTTTTACTGTACCTACATTACCAAATGTCTTCAGCCCACTAACAGTTAGTGTACTCAATGTACCTACACTAGTAATATTTGGTTGACTTGCTGTTGTTAGTGTACCAGTTAACGTGTTTGCACTGATATCGTTCGTTACCGATAGTGAAGTTAATGTACCTACACTAGTAATATTTGGTTGAGCATTGCTAGTCACAGTGACTGCGGTGTTTGCATTAGTTGCATTACCACTTAAGTCACCGATAAAGATGTTAGCTCTTAAATTTCCTAATTGATTTATCGTAACATTGTTATCCACAATGCTTACGTTACTTGCTACGACAAATTCGCTGTTTGCATTCTTCCAACCGATAAATGCATCGATTGCAGAACCATCATAATAATGCAACAGGGATCCGCGATCTCTGTTGTCGTCTGTTGTTAGCGGGGCGCCATTTGCATCGCCGCCTTGCTCAATAATTGAGTCTTTGATGTAAAGATTAGTTACGTTAGTGTATTCTAATGTTCCACCTACAGTCAAGTTACCCGAAAATACTGCATCACCTGCAGATAATTCACCAGTGTATGTTGGTAGATAACTAGCTACGTTAGCGTTACCGTAAGTTGATGTGATGCCAGTTAGAAAACTGCCATTACCTATAAAATAGTTTCCGCGTACTGCATTGCCCAAATTAGCATTAAGAGATACGATATTCCCAGAACTAACAACATTACCAGTAACGCCAATACCACCGGCTACTTTTAAAGCACCAGTGGTGTTGCTTGTGGATGCATCTTCACCGCTGATAACCAATACGGTATCAACAGTTGCGTTTCCATAAATTCTAGTACCTGATCGTAATAATGCCATCTTTTTCCGCCTTACATATACTTATGTAATTCCTGTGACCTCGTCAAAAACTCCAGAAATTTTAAGTACACCCGTATTTAGCTGTTGCATAGCCATGCCATTTTCAGGGCCAGTATATTCATCCAAAGTATAAGCAAACACCCCATTAGGGGTGATGCTTATGTTGCTTTGACTAATTTCGTTAAACCCTACACTACCAGTAGTAGTAGTGTAGAGTGTGCCGTTGTTGTTTAATCTAGCTGCGACATTAGACATTTCACTTCCAATTAATTGAAGATGAAGTCTAAGCTATTTGCAGATGAGTTAAATTGAATATACGCCTTACTAGCAGTTCCACCGTTGTTATCAGCAAATCCTACAGATTTACCTGCATAGATATTACCAGTTGCTGCGATACCACCTACTACAGTGACTGCACCTGCTGCTGCACTAGTTGCTGCTGCACCGTCTGTTACAGAGATTGAACTTGCAGCAGTGATGTTATTACCACTGATGTTACCAGATACGTCAAGTGTACCAGTTACGTTAGCGCCAGTTCCTGTGATAGTAAGAATTGTGTTTCCACCACTTACTAAGATTACATCACCGTTAACAGTTGGGATACTTACATTACTAGTACCATTAGAGATTTTATCTGAGCTAATAGTGCCCCAGCTTAGAACGCCTGCCCCATTAGTCTTCAAGTAATCACCTGCGCCGCCGCCAGTCAATGTTACATTACCAACTGCACCTAGATCAGTAGCACCTGATACTATCAAGCTAGTCAATGTACCAAGTAATGTGATATTGCTTTGAGTAGCTCCGGAAACTTGTGCAGCCAGAGTAGCGTTAGCAACTGTACCTTGAACTTCAGAACCAGTTAAGAATGTCAATGAAGCACCATTACCACTTACAGAAGCAGCAGAAACTGCACCAGATGCAGTTACATTAACAGCAGTCAATGTATCAGTACCTGTATTGTATGATAAGTTCGCACTATCAACTAACAAGCCAGCAGAACCAGCAAGAACGATACGACCAGCAGTGCTTAGGTTACGTGCAGTAACGTTAGCAGCAGTGATGTATCCAGAAAGATTTGCGTTGACTGTAGACAATACGTTGCCGTCTGCATCGAATGTTAGGCCAATGCTGTCAGTTAGTTCTCCACCAGTTGTAGCAAAAGTGATACTACCTGCAGTCAAACTAGCAGTCTTCAAGTTACCAGCAGTTACCATACCAGAGATATTAGCTGTACCAGTAACTCCTAATGCAGTACCACTGAATGTTAAGTTTGTGCTGTCAACTAATTTACCGCCAGCAGCAGCAAAAGTTACTGAACCCTCAGTTAATGTGTTAGCATAAACATAGGCTGAATTAACAGTAGTTGCATTAACAGTAGTAGCGTTTGCAGTAGTAGCAGCAACTGTAGTCGTAGACAATGTACCATCAGCAAATGTCAATGCAACAGAACCTGTTAACTCTTGTCCAGCGCCAGCAAATGTTACTTGACCAGCAGTCAATGAACTATCAACAATATTACCAGCTGTTAATAACCCAGATACATTAGCTGTACCAGTAACTACCAATGCATTACCATTGAATGTCAAGTTTGCGCTTGCAGCTAAATCATTTACTACGTTACCATCAACATTACCTGCGTGGAATTGAAGTTGAAATTCAGAACCTGAAGCAGTTTGGAAGTCGATTGGTGTACCGTCTGCATATTGATATACATCAGACTTGAATGAACCTGCAGTTACAGCACCAGTTACAGCTAAACTAGTTAGTGTTCCGACTGAAGTAACGTTAGGTTGTGCAGCAGTTGTAAGTGTACCTGTTAATAAAGTAGCAGAGACTAAGCTAGCACCGGTGATGTTACCAGTTACGCTTACATTACCTGCTGTTACATTACCGGTACCTAAATCTAAGCTGTCACCAGTAGCTGCACCAATATTTGGAGTAGTCAATATTGCGCCTGCGATGATAGCTAAGTTGCCACCAGATACAGTCAAGGTGACCTCGTCGGTCAATGCACTGAATACGCCGCCGTTTAATGCAAGACCATGAGTTGCTGAAAGTTGGCCAGCGCCAGAGAACTGTGTCCAAGCGATTGGATCAGTGCCTACTGTGATAGTTCCGTTCGTAGAAACAACCCATCCTGAATCAGATTGTGCAGTACCTTCTTCAACGAAAGTAAATGAGCCAGCAGTAAGTTCGCCCGTTGCATTAGCGTCAACAGCACGAGTCCATGAACCACCGTCAACTACGACATAGATACCGTTTTGGCTAGCAGTTGTTTGATCTTTAACAAGTACACGATCACCTGCAGCTAATAAAACACCGTCAACTGTTTGCGTACCACTTAGTGTAATGTTCACCATTGTAGCTGCACGTACAGATTCTTTAATATCTAGACCTTGTGCTGCACCGTCAACATAACCTTTTGTAGCAGCGTCAGTTGCATTAACTGGAGTTGCTAAGTTAGTAATTGTACCTGCACTAGCATCAATAACACCTGAAAAAGCGTTTAAAGTAATTCCACCTGCCACTGTTGAAAGTGTCAATGAAGTTGCACCAGCAACGTTTGGAGTGTTAACTGTACCTGTTACATTTACGTCACCCGCAGTAGATAAACTACCACCAGATACGTCACCAGTAGCGACAACTGTACCAGCTGTTGATAAGTTACCAACAGTAGCAGTATCAGATACGCTAGCAGTTCCTGTAATAGTAGTTACACCAGCAGCTAATGTACCAACTGATGTTGCACCAGCAGATAAATTACCAACTGTAGTATTACCAGTAACACCTAGTGTAGTTGTAATAGTTGCGCTGTCTAGTGTAGAAGCACCAGCCGTAAACGTAGTAACTGTAGTAGCATTTGCTGTCAAAACAGCTAATGTAGTAGCGCCAACGACACCCAATGTACCACCAACGTTAGCGTTAGTAGTTACGCTTAAATTAGGAGCAGTTAAAGTTTCAGTAGCATAAGTAAACCCGCTAGCACTAGTTAATTTGCTACCATCAGCAAACACAACTTGAGTAGTTGACAAGTTATTAGCAGTTACATTAGCACCAGTGATAGCACCAGATGCAATAACTGTTACAGCAGATATTGAATTAGAAGCTACAATATCAGCTACCGACAACGTGTTAGATAAATTAATTCCACCATTACCAGTTGTAGTAGTTGAAATCGTTTGCGTACCGATTCTGATACTGCTACCAGACAACCATAAGTCTCTCCATGCTGCGCCTTCGCCACCTAGATCATACGTTATGTCTGCTGATGGGAGCAAGTTACCAGTTACTACACCGGAAATTGCTAAGTCACCAATATCTGCTGTACCAGCAGTAGTGATGTTACCACCAGTTACTAAACCAGTTACAGTTGCATCACCACCAGTTACTAAACTACCTGCAGTAAGAGTACTTGTAATGTTTGCTGTACCAGTTGCAACAATATTTTTGATATTCAATGCACTAGATGAGCCAGTTCCATCAATATTTGCACCAGTCGTAAATCCACCAGCAGCGTTTGCAACACCGGTAATAAACGCGCCTAGCGTTACGTTAAGATTTGCAGTAGTGCTGATATTACCAGATGCAGTAACAGTAACAGTTGTTACGTCACCAGCAGTTGTCAAGTTACCACCAGATACATTACCAGTTGCAGCTACAACACCAGCAGTTGTCAAGTTACCACCAGATACATTACCAGTTGCAGCTACAACACCAGCAGTTGTCAAGTTACCACCAGATACATTACCTGTTACACTAGCAGTAGTAGTTACTTCTAATGAACCTACGTTAGCAAGGCCTGTTGCCGTAACTGTTCCACCAGTAGACAAGTTGCCACCAGTGATTGTTCCTGTTGCAGTTAGTGCATTTGATGCCTTGTTGAATGTAAATCCAGCAGTTGCATTTTGAGCACCATCATCATTGAACTGAACTTGAGTATTATCACCCTTAGCAGCAATATTACCTGCAAAGTTACCATAGATGTTTCCACCAACGTGCAAGTTAGCAGTAATACTAGCACCGCCGGCGACTTTAAGTGCACCAGTTGATGTTGAAGTTGCTTCAGTAGCGTCACTGAAAGTTACAACACCGCTAGCAGTAACAGTAGCTAGATTAGCTGTACCACTGACGCTTACGCCAGCTAGAATACCAACACTAGTGATGTTCGCTTGTGCGTTGTTAACAACATTACCTGCAAATGCAGCCATGTTAGCACTAGCTACTGTACCAGTTACTTCTTCACCAGTTAGATTAGTAAGAGTATCACCGTTACCAATGAAGTGAGCAGCATGTACATTACCGTAGTTAGTAATTTCAAGAACATCACCTGTATTCGTGACAGATTTTGCTAATACAAATTCCCCGGCAGCAGTGTGCCAGCCCATGAATCCATCAACTGCTGCTGAGTTAGCAGTGTCAAACGTATGAAGCAATAAACCACGTTCTTTACCATCATTAATCGTTAGTGCCGCACCATTGGCGCCGCCGCCTAATTCGATTAACGGATCAACTAATGTTGTTGTAGTTGTGTCAACTGTTGTTGTAGTACCTTTAATTACCAAGTTACCACGAATTGTTACGTCTGTTACATCAAGTGCGTCATTAACTGATAATGCACCGTAAACTACCGTACCGCCTTTTAATTTTGCCATTTTAAATTTCCTTTATTTCTTTATGTTTCTTAGTTTATAGTGTTACGCACTTATACCGGTATACTCATCAAACTCATTTGCAACTAATAGTGATCCAGATTTTCTCTGTTTCATCTTACCGTTGTAATTAGTTGATAATGGGGTGAGAGCATCATACGTTGCGCCACCGACGTTAGTGACAGACTTACTGGAACCAGAAGTATCTGTTGTTAAAGCACCTGTATCTGCCATAGTTAATAGCAATACAGTAGCTGAACTTGGGATAGCAGCAATATTAACGCTGCTAGATTGTGTAGCACTGAATGGCTTGATAGGAGTACTAAAGTTTCCAGTGTACACTGCTAGCCCTTTTACTACACGAAAATTTGTAACGTTTCCAGTTAGGAATCCGTCAGTTACCCCTGCTGATCCGCTTTGACCAGTAACACTTGCGTTGACTTCTCCGCCAATTGCTAGTGCTCTAGATGTAACTGAAGTATACGGAGAACTATCTGTAATTACTGAAGTTCCGTTAACATATACTTTCACATGAGTCGAATCTGTTTTTACTAGTGCAACGTGAAACCATTGATTTTGAGGAACTACATTAGATCCGCTACCAACTGGAGCATTGGTACCATTCCAATAATAAAGAGTTGATCCAAGCATCTCAATGTTGTCACCATCTGGGAAAGACCAAAGACGTTGATACGATGTTGAAGTTACAAAGAACCATCCTTCAATCGTAAAAGCTGCACTTCCGAATTGGAAATCGCCGCTACCGACTACTGACAAGTATTGACTTGTACCGTCTAATTTAACCGAGCCGCCGGATGGTTGACCACCTGGTAAAGTAACTTCATCAAATTCATCAGCGAATATATGATCCACTGTGACTTTATGCCCTAAAGGAACAGAACCATCTACGCCGTATTCATCGAATGAACCCGCAGTTAATAAGGTGCCGTCGTTTTTTAATCTTGCGCCAACTGTTGCCATATTTTTTTATCCATTAAATTTAAAATCTATACTATTGGCAGTGTTGTTAAAGTCAATTATTCCCTTAGGAGATGTTCCTCCACCGGTCAAATTGATATTTCCACCCACTGTCAAATCTTTCTGAATCCCTACTCCACCCTCGGTGACAAAACTGCCCGTGATAGTAGATGTAGAATCTGTATTACTATTTATGATAAGTTGATTATTAATAGCTACAGTGTTAATATTTGCACTGTTTAGAAACACGTTTCCGGCTATAATTCCGGATGCGTTTGCTGCAATCACTTGCCCATTTATATCAATATTACCCGTAAGATAGAAATCTTTGTATCTACTAGCTGAATTTGCTAAAGATAATACTCCGTTCCCGTTCGGGATCAAATTTGAAGTTAGTAACGCTACTGATAAGTTTGCCGTTTTTACCGTGTCCGTAGCATTGACGTTGGCGACATTAGCGTTACCGCTAGCCGCATCTAATGTTATATTTCCAGTGGTTAACCCACCTTTAACATTAAAATTCTTTGTTGTCATATACTGTTTTGTTCCAATTAATCAGTCACGTAAGTGCCTACAAGATTCACCACAGTGTTTGCTGCGATTCCTGATGCATACAACTTAACATTTCCACTAGCAATGTTACTAGTGACAGTAATAATATCTTCATTTAAGGTGCTGATTGCTCCGTAAACTGTGATATAACTATCGCTGCCATCATGTATTAACAAGACTTCTAGTGATTCGTACCCAAGGTCATTGCTAGCTTTGATAATGTATTTAGCAGTTCTAAAAGATGCCACCGTGAAGCTGTCGATCACTGTGTTGGTAGTGACTATCACGCTAGTAGCAGAGCTACTAATAATAGATGAGGTTACTAGATTAGTTGAAGTAATGTTACCCGTAGCAATCGAATCACTTGCAATCGTTGTATTACCAGTAGTTAATCCACTCGTTGTAATTGATGTATTACCGGTAGTTAATCCAGTTGTACTTACCGTAGTGTTGCCCGTTGTAACTCCATTACTACTGATGCTAGTATTACCGGTTGACAATCCATTAGCTGTAATAGACGTGTTTCCAGTAGTGAGACCAGTTGTGGTAATTGATGTATTACCTGTAGTAAGGCCGGTAGTACTTACAGTAGTATTACCAGTAGTAACACCTGCATTGCTGATACTTGTATTACCAGTAGTGACTGTAGTGGTTGTAACTGTATTTCCAGTCACACTTGTATTTCCAGTAGTCAATCCAGATGAACTAACAGTTGTGTTACCAGTAGTTACTCCGGTTGTGCTGATGCTTGTATTGCCAGTTGTCAACCCAGTGTCTGTAATACTTGTATTGCCAGTGGTCACCGTTGTTGTTGTAACTGTACTTCCCGTAACCGTTGTATTACCAGTGGATATTCCATTACTAGTGATACTTGTATTACCAGTACTCAATCCATTAGCTGTAATCGATGTATTACCAGTAGTCAGGCCTGAGCTACTGATACTTGTATTACCGGTTGTTACTGTCGTTGTCGTAACTGTACTTCCTGTTACAGTAGTATTACCAGTCGTAAGTCCATCGCTGCTAATTGAAGTATTACCAGTAGTTACTCCTGAACTGCTTACACTAGTATTACCAGTACTCAATCCATTCGCTGTAATCGATGTATTACCAGTAGTCAATCCGTCAGTACTGACTGTCGTATTACCAGTAGTTACTCCATTACTACTGATGCTTGTATTACCAGTTGATAATCCATTAGCTGTAATCGATGTATTACCAGTAGTCAAACCAGTAGTGCTTACTGTAGTTGCACCAGTAGTAACTGAATTACCAGTAACTGAGGTTGTACCAGTAGATAATCCATTTGCCGTGACAGTTGTATTGCCAGCAGTTAAACCAGTAGTACTAACTGAGGTTGTGCCAGTAGTAAGACCGGTATCACTGATACTAGTATTACCAGTTGTTACCGTAGTAGTCGTTACTGTATTTCCGGTTACGCTAGTGTTACCAGTAGTAAGTCCGGTTGTGCTAACTGTGGTATTACCAGTAGTAACGCCCGTTGTAGTGACACTTGTATTACCAGTAGTAACACCTGATGTAGTGACTGATGTATTACCGGTAGTAACGCCTGTACTAGTGATACTAGTGTTTCCTACTGCTACGGTAGCTAGCCCAAGATTCTTCCAGCCTACTCCGGTCCATTGGTAGTTATAACCGTTGTATGTAACGATTGTACCTAATGGTGCGGTCTTCGGTAATGCTGTAACTGTTGCCATATATTGTATTTACCCTTGTTACGCCGAAGGCGGTGTTATGTTGAACCAGTAATCGCCACCTGCGGGATTCGTGTCCGGATCATATGCGCCCGAGCCATCTAAGCTAGTCCACATCATTGGGGTTGATTTTGAATTAGGAGAAGTTACTGTAGGTGATATGTCAGACCCGTCATTAGTAACTAGCATCCAAATAGAACCGTACGGGATTTCTACACCGGGTATAAATCCAAATGTCACTGGATCTTGATTAGGTGCCATATTCATGTACCCCATTCCATATTCGGTGAAGTCATATAGTGTAGTAGTATAGTAATATCTACCTTTCCATTCTGTCTTTCCATCGCCAGTTGAAGACAATACTTCAAATTTGTTTCCAAAATTTCCGTTTGCAGATAATCCATTACCTAATACAATGTTACCAGTAACATTCAAATTCAGCAAGTTACCCACTGATGTAATGTTTGGCTGCGCTGCTGTTGTTAATGTACCTGTAAAGAAGTTAGCTGTTACTAAGTTACCTAAATTAGCACTAGTAGCAGTTACGTTTCCGGTTACTGTTAGATTTACTAATGACCCGAGTGAAGTTATATTTGGTTGTGCAGAAGCCGATACAGTAACTGCTACATTTGCATTAGAAATAGTACCAACTAAGTTCTTATTAAAGTTCCAAGTATCAGTCGATGAATTGTACAGCATCGTAGCAAATGCACCATTGACAGTAATACCGGCGCCGTTTGCCTCTGCTGCTGTCGTTGCTGACTTTGCAACAGTTATGTTCAAATCTACTACGTCTAAGGTAGTAGCATTAATCGTAGTCGTAGTTCCGTAAACAATTAAGTTACCACCTACTGACACGTCCCCAGCTGTAGTTAAACTTGTTAGATTACCAACGGAAGTAATGTTAGGCTGTGCTGCTGTTGTTAATGTACCTGTAAAGAAGTTAGCAGTAGCAACATTACCTAAGTTCGCATTAAGTGAAACTACCAAGTTACCAGTAACGTTAGTGTTTGCAGAAAGCGATATAGTCCCAGTACCATTTGGATCTAGTGTTATGTTACTATTTGCGTCGATACTTGAAATAGTAAAACCAGTAATATTCAAATTACCTAGATTAGCACTTTCACTAGCTACTGACCCACTAAACCCAAGAGTTCCGGCGTATCTAGCTCCGCTTACATAAATGCTCTTACCAGTTACACCTGTTGCAATAGCAGCAGGAATGTTTGCACCAATGAAGTGTAGTACACCAGCTTGATAGTCAAAGTACCATTCGTCATTGTTACCTGAGCCTGCAGCAAAAATCTTAGTACCGGTAGTTTGCGGATTAGCAGCGCCGGCTGTATCAATGTACACTTGTACTTGATATGTAGAGCCAAACTCTACCGGTACCCAATCTGTTAAGTTAGTCTTCCAAGACTTATTATCACTAGCAGTAGTATCTTCGGTACATTGAATTGTTTTAGTCCAGCTACCGGTGCCGTCTTTATATAAGGTGACAAGTGGAGTAGTAGTAGTCGGGATTGATGCTGGTATGTCACCTGATTGTGCCCAAACTTTGTCTCCCCGCAATAACAATGGACTTGCAATCGCTTCTTCATATGCTTTCTTGTTGACGTCCGTATCGGTTTTAGCTACGCCGTAACCTAGCTTCTTCCATAGATAGTCAATTTTTTGTGTATCAGCAATAGCCATTATGCAAAGCTCCATGAAGTCACAGTATCACCTGCATTCAGTGCGATACTGAATAAAATCTGATTACCTGTTGAGTTTGTAGTACTTATCGTACCCAATGAAATCGTATATGTCTGACTAGTAATCAGTGTACCTTTTGGTACTAATGCACCAACTGCACATCCGTTTGTTCCATTGCCCGGACTAGTTGCGCCCGGTATACCTGAACCGTTGTATGCGATACTAGCATCTAACCAACCATTTAAGCTACTAGTAGTATCAATTGTTGTACCCGGTGCTGCAAAATATAAACCACGAATAGTGCCACTGATTGTTACAGTGAAACTACTACGTGCTGTTCTACTGAATGCACCAAAAAAGTATTGTGTACCACTACGTCCTGTAGCTAGATCGGGTCCAGCTGGTAGATACGTCGATAAGTCGGTTGAGAAATTCTTCAGTTGATTCCAGCGAACGACTGCGCCGTCTGTACCTGCGATAGTTTGTGCGCCAGTCCAAAGACCACTAGTATAGTAGTTTGTAGCAGACGTAAATGCACGAGTGGGGCCAGTACCTGCGATTACAATTCGTTTAGCTACTGCGTTTGTTCCTCCCACTGCACATGCAATGCTGTCTTCAATGAATCCAGTTGGTGCAGCAGTGAACACTTGAATCTTTTTAGGATGAGATGCATAAGTACCATTGCCATTCACATTAGTTGCTAAGAACTTAACTGTTTGAACTGATGCAACACTTGATGCAGTTATACTAATTGACTGACTACCAATTGTGTATGCGCTAGCACTTACATTACCTGTATTAGCTTTTGGTATGCCACCTGATAAGAATGTTGTTGCACCATCTAAGTTTGCATACGTCTTAGTTTGTGATGTAACTACGTTACCAGTTGTACTTTCATCATTCGCACCCGCTTCGATTTGAAACGGTGTAGTAGTATTTTGATATGTCTGGCCAATCCAGTTATAGATGTTTGCACTTGCTAATGTAATTGTAGGACTACCTGTGTTGTAGTATGGTACACCTGAAATATAACGATATGTTCCGTTTGTTGCGTTAGCTATTGTAGCAGTAGTCAAGTCTACGGTAGGAGCTAGAATAACATCATCTTTAACAAACTCTACGATGTTAGTATTTCCACTTGTACTATGGGACAGTTTCAAACTGTTAACTCCGGCACTGATGCCTGATGCAGTAGCTGCAACTTTAGCAGTAAAGCCTTGATACAATGATGGACTGTATGTTGACAATGCAAATGTAGTCGCAGTGCCTGCACTGGTTAGTAAGTTGTAGTCGCTCTCCGCGACTAACACTAGTGAACCATTTGTCCCTGCATTGTTTGCAGAAGATAGTATAATATTGCCAGTGTCAGTTCCGTTTACAACAGAGCTTAACACGCCACTGTTTCCATCATATGCAAATGAAGTTAGGGTAACAGTTTCGATTGTACCAGTCGTTGCAATACTTCTGTTAACACTTACGCCCGCAGTATACGTTGTTGCACCACCTGCATTATTTGCAAAGTTTGCAGCAAGATATGGACTTGTACCGACGCTAGAACTAAATGTAATTGTCTTTGTACCCAATCCGTTTGGTGCAGAGATACTTGGATTGTACACTTTAATTGCTGATGTACTGTTAGGACCTGCGGCAATATAAGAGGGTGTCGCTGTATCGTGAGAAGTTAATGTTAAAGTGATTGTCTTTGTACCTGTACCAGAATTCTGACCAGTTGCATAAACGTGACTCTTTCTAGCTGAACCAACCCCGCCGGCTACACCATTACTAGCAATGGTATCAGTGACACCATCACCCCAGTTGATAGTATATGTGACTGTAGCACCGGTCGTGTTAGTTGTCAAGTTCTCAAGATAAATTGTTTCGCCTTCTGATGCGTACAATGTACTACCAGTTAGTGCAGTACCACCAGTGCTTGCTCTATATAGACTAAAGCCTACAACAGGGTTAGCAGTATAGATTGTGATATAACTTGCTCTAGTGAATGATGCTTCACTACCTGTGCCAACACCAGCATTATTATACCCACGTACTGTCACCGTGTATGGTGTTAGTGAACTAGTAGAATATACATGTGTTGGATTCACTATAGAAACTGCATTACTGTAAGTAGTGTCGCCCCAATTGATATCATATCTATTTGGATTACCTACACTAGTAATGGCTAATGTTACCGTAGACCCTACGCCGCTAGCAGTAGGAGTCCCAGTGAATGCTACACTTTTCACATACGTATTGTTACGTACATTTTCCATTGCTTCATTCAAGTCATCAATTGCATCGGTGACTTTAGTTTCTGCTGTCCATGAAGTTATTGTGCCTGGGCTAACTAAATCAGTATCGATTGAATCACCAAGCGGAACAGTATTACCTGATACACCGGTAAACCCACCAGTAGAAGATATACTGCCACTGACGACTAAGTTACCAGTAGTGGTTATATCACCTAAACTGCTTATGGCTCCAGTGCTGCTTATGTTACCGGAAACACTTACTTCGTTAACAGTTATATTGGCATTAGCATCGACAAAATCCAGTGGGATTTCTCCCACTGTGTATCCTGCGATTGAATTGAACTTTTTAATTGCCATATGTCTTTCTCTAAGTTATATAGCTATTTAGATGGTTCTGAATTGTGTCGTCCAAACTGTGCTAGTTGATCCTGTTGGGATGACTTTTAGTTGAACCTTGTTCACTGTGTCTACTACTGCAAACTCAACTGCAAATGTTCCTGCTTGTGCTGAATCATCAAAGTTTAATTTGTTGTGTGTTGACATTACATCAGTACCATTATGAATAGCAGTGATAGTTGCAACAGTATACTTACCAGTAGCTGCGTCTTCACCTTTAACAAAGAATTCAATTGCTCGGCAATTAGAAACATCAACTGAAACTAACGTAGCGGATGCAGTAGATGTTGTAGTAGCAGTTGCTGCATATACCGCAGTATCACCAATAGAAACTTTAGGTGTGATTACTTCAGTTGCAGCATTCACTGTAGGAGTATCAACACTAGTAGATGATGTCAATACGCCAGTAACATCTGCACCAGTTTCGATTACGGTAAATGATGCTGCACCATTAACAGTTATGACTGTGTTTGCAGTTGTTACCGAAGTCCCTTCGATAGTCTCTGTAATCGAATTAACAAAAACGCCACTAGATGCATTAGCAATTCTATCTGTGTGAATTACTGAGAATGATAATGTGCCGGCGCCGTCTGTACGCATTGCCACTACTTCTGTTCCATTGAGTGCAGGAGTTGCACCATCTGCTGTTGGGTACTTCAATGTACTAGCGTATAAGGTAGCAATTTTACCAATCGTAATATTTGCAGTATTACTTGTAGTAGTATCAGTAAGACCCAACATAACTTTAACGTTAGGCTGAGTATCTGTTTGAATAGTACCATATACATAATTGCTAGTCAATGTAGCAAGGCGTAGATTTGCTAGTGTACCGGTTACTGCGCCGCCGTCAAGCGTAGTAGTAGACAGCATTTGAAATTCACTGTTACCTGTATTCCAACCCATAAACTGATTAACACTAGAGCTACCGTGTAGTAATAAACCGCGATCACCTACAGCCGTAACGATATTCCCACCAGAACCATCTCCACCTAAGTCGATGATTGCGTCTTTGATACTAGTGTTAGTTGTGTTGACATACGTTGTGTTACCACCAACTGTCAAGTCACCAGTAATAGAAAGACTACCTGCAATATCGGCGTTACCTGTAATAGCAGCATTACCTGTGATAGCAGCGTTTCCACCTACTTGCAAGTTACCGGTCACATTCGCACTAGCTGCATTTCCTACACCTGCAGTACCGATTAATACATCACCTGCTATAGTTGCTTTACTGCTTACATAAATATTTCCACCAATACCAACTCCGCCTGCAACAGTTAATGCACCGGTAGATGCATCAGTAGTAGTTGCAGCATTCGATAGAACAACATATCCACTAGCAGAAATATTATTTGCAGTAAACATTCCGGTAACAGTTTGATTACTAGTAGTAACAATATTACTATTGCTACCGGTAGTGCTAATCGTAGCATTACCCAACTTGATACTGTTACCAGACAACCATAAGTCTTTCCAAGGGTGCAATTCTGATCCCAAGTCAAGCGTTGCTGATCCATTAGGAATCAAGCTCGTTGTTACAAGTCCGCTGACTGCTAAGTTACTAGTAGATACAATAGCAGCAGTAACTGTTTCAGTTACGTTGACACTACCTGTAATAGTTGCACTGTTACTAACCGTCAATACGCCTGAAATATTTGTTGCACCTGAAATATTTGCAGTGCTACCCATTGTGACTGCGCCATCTAAATTAGAGGTGGTAGTAGCTCTTAATGTTTGGCTGCTTACTAATCCTGCATTTGCATAGATATCACCCGGGGCAAGTAATGCAGCATCACTGTTAAATGTCCATTGTTTACTATTACTTGCAATGATAACATTAGCGTTTGAGTCTAATACTTGACCGCCTGTTTGAAAGTTAATAGCTTTAACATTTGAAACAGCAGTATTAGCAAGTACGATGTTACCGTCAACTTCTACATTAGATGAAGTTAGTATGTATCTAAGACCGCTAGATGCTTCCAGTTTAGAACTTCCACTAGATGCATCGTTAAAAATAAGCTGTGTGTTTGAGCCAGGTGCAGAAATTGTCGCTCCACCAGTAATATTACCACTGAAGTTACCAGTTACATTACCTGTCAAATTACCAGTAATTTCACCTGCATCAATCGTACCAACTGTGATTGAAGTTGCAGTAATATCGTTAGTTACGCTAATGTTACCAGCATTCATCTGGTCTACACTAATCGTATTAGCACCAATCGTATTTGCACTAATTGCGTTATTTGCAGTAATGTTAGTTGAAACAATATTACCACCAACTGTCAACGTGTCTAATGTTGATAGCGATGCATTTGCGTTAACAACGCCATAAGTGAATACTAGATTGCCAGTTGCTGCAAAATTATTACTAGTGTTGAACTGAATGTAACCGTTACTACCCTGAGCTTCTTGCATGTCCCAAGCTACACCGTTTGCATACTGCAAATTGTTTGTTTTAATAGTAGTAAAAGTACCTACACCACTAGGATCGATTACATTCGTAGGAATTTCACCTACCGAGAAACCACCAACTGAATTAAACGTTCTTATAGCCATTTTATTTTTCCTTATTCTTATTATGCTTTATAGCTTGTTACCAAAATCTTATAATTTGTCAAGTGAGCAGTTTGAGGTGTAACTGTTAATGTCACATTACCCCCAAAGTTACCCGGCTCGAAATTAACCTTAAAATCACCTACGCCCGGACTTGTCACTGGCGCATCGATTGTACCGTACTCATAGTACCCAACATCATTACCCAACACACTAGCAATCAATTTACTAGTCTGTCTAGTGTTTGCAACACCATCAGTTGCAATAATCGTATAATCCATTGAACATACAGTTGGTGCTGATATTTTATGTAGCACTTGGTCAGCCGTCACACTATTAGTAGTAGCAATGAATGATGAAATTGTATAGAATTGACTTTCACCCAATCCTAATGAGAAATTATTTGCAGTTAAGTTTTCTTCAACTGTAACTGATTTTGTATCTGGATTATACTTGATACTATCTGCGGTAGCTGCTAAGCCATAGCTGTTAAACAGCAATGCATTGTTAGGTCCAGTGATAGTGATATTAGCAGAAATGTTGCCCTGCAAGTTACCGTAAAAGTTAGTAGCTGCAATAGCGCCGGACACTGAAAGGTTACCGCCCACGACAAGATTGCCTGATATCGTAGCTTTAGGAGCCGTGATATTTCCGCTAGTATCTATGATGTTTACCGGGGGTATTCCTGTAGAAAAACCGCCCGCTGAATTGAATGCATCTGCTGCCATGTATGGTCCCAAATATGTTGTATATCTTATTTATCATTATTGGGTGATAACACTTTGGGTAGCCATAAAAAAAGAGCACCGAAGTGCTCTTTTAATTCCTTCCCGTAACGCAGACCTTAGTCTGCGCTCCCGAACAAGAAGATGTTTGTGCTTACTTGAATGTCAAGTTAGCAACATCGATTTCGCCTAGATAGTCTGCTGCATTACCGAAAGATGATGCAGTGTTTGTTAACTCAACATAACCGTAACGAGTCATAAATGATACGACTGGTTCGAATGTTGATGGATCTAGAACAACGCCAGATGACATCAATGGGATGTAAGGGCAATAGAATGCCGCTGCATCTGTTTCTGATGTACCTTTGTAACCAACTAGAACAGCTTGGCTATCTGATGCATATGTGTTAACGAAAACACGCATAGCGCCATTCAATGTACCAACGAACTTAGTGTTAGTTGGAGCTTCGAAAGTTCCTTCTGTTGTACGAGCGAATGCTGATGTAGTTGCAGATTGCAATACAGTCAACACAGCAGGAGAAACAACAGCCCAGTTACCTGCGCCACGACGAGTGCGTTGAGCAATCTTGTTAGCAACACGGTTAATAAGAACAGCTAGAGCAGCGTGTTCGTCACCAACGAATGTAGCAGTACCAGATACAGCAGCTTGGTCGAATGTTTCTTCCAACGTAGCTAATGTGCTCAATGACAACAAGATTTCTTGGTCGATTTCAGCAGTAATTTCTTGAGCAAGCGCAGCCATGATTTCTGCTTCAACGTCAATACCATGTTGGGATTGTGCGTCTTGAGCAGCTTCAAATGTCCAGCGAGCTTGCAACTTACGTGACTTAGCTTCAACAGCTTGACGCAAGATTTGTACAGAGATTTGTTTACCGCCGTTACCTTCTAGAGCAGCAGTATTATTGCCAGTATAGATAGATGACGATGTAGAACCGTTTGTCTGTGTTGAGTAAGCCTGAGCAATTTTGAATGGGCTTAGAGCTTCTTCACCTGCTGACACGCTAGTTTGCGCTGTGCTGTTGTCTGTTAAAGACTGAGCATAACGTACACGTAGAGTGTGAATCTGACCTACTGGTCCTGTCATTGGCTGAACACCGACCAACTCGTTAGCGATAACTGTTGGCATAACACGACGGATAACTGGAAGAATCACACGATTTAACGTAGCGATGTTACCAGATGTTGTCGTACCGGCTGAAGATTCAGACAATAGCGATTTTTTGGTGTTTTCAAGAATAACACCCATTGTTGAGCGGCGTGTGCCTTTAAGACCTTCGAGTAGGGCTTCTTTAGTCTCATCCCAACGGCCTTCTAATAGAACTTGTGACATTTTATGTTTCTCCTAAATTATGTCGTTTTTAAAGCCCTGCCAAACGTCTAAGGTCAATCACGTTATCACGCGGCTGATCTTCAACTTGTGTCATGGCAGATTTATCACCGGTCATTGCTCTTACTGTCTCTGAAATCATAGGCTTTTTAGGGTCTTTCTTTTCATTGATGTTATTCAGCACTGCTGGTAAATACTTATCAAAAGCTGTCTGCAAACGTCCTGTTTGCACGCTTTCTAGTAAATCCCTCATTACGGTTGCTTTGTCCTGATTTAGAGAACCAAGCAATTCATTCATTGTCTTTTGACGGACATTGGATTCCTTAATGATACGGATTTCACGTTCTTTGTTTTCAACTAATTGCTTTGCAGCTTTCATTGTTTTAATGGATTCAGATAACTGAGCATCTTTTGCTTGAAGTTGGTTGTACAACTTACGTGTTTCAGCTTTTTCCTGTAAATGGGTTGTGCTGAATTCACTTGCGTAAGATTCAAAAATACGACGACCAAAATCGTTTTCACGAGCGGTCTTGATATCTTCTTTCAATTGTCCTAGTTCACCCTTTAGATGTTTAGTAACAGCGACATTCATTCTTGTTGCAGATTCTGACACGAAACGTGTCTTCAATGCTTCAAGTTGTTTACGTCCTTCAGCAACTAACTTAACCTTTGCTTCGACCACAGCTTGTTTGTCTTGTGTGAATTCTTTAATTTCACGTGAAAGAGCACGAACAACGAATTGTTCTAGCTTTTCTTGACTTTCTTTCTGGATCTTACGCTCTGTGCGTAGTTCTTTAATTTCTTCGGATAGTTTAGTAACCATGAAATTGTTGAACTTTGCTGCGTTTTCGTGTAGCTTACGCTTTGCGTTAACGCGGTCTTCATTCATTGCTTGTCTTTCAAACTGGAATTCTTCAATTTCAGTTGTAAGACCTTCTGTAACCATATTATCTAGGGCTTCTACCATTACGTTTTTGTCATGTTCATAACGTTGTGCGAATTCTTCTCGTAATTCAGCACGTACTTGCTCTTTGGCTTCATTCAATTTAGATTCCCATGCCTCGTTAATAGCGACACCGGTTTCTTCGTTGATTAATCCACTTTCAAGTAATGGTTTGATAGCATCTAACATGCTTAATCCCCTTTGTTGATTTTGAGGTCCTTGATAAGACGAAACATTTCATCTTTCAGGTATCTCTGTACTTTCTTATCACTCTGAGCGTCTTTTGCAATATCCAATAATTTATGACCATGACGCATATTCATCATACCTTCATAAATCGCTTTCGGATAAGCATTAGGTGCGCTCGGTTGAGCAACAATATCCACAGTGACTATTTCGAAATCACTGACATGGCCATTAGCATCGTTAACGTTGCCGCTACCTCTGCTAGATACGCCTAGTTTAACACCACTCTCCAACATAGTAGACACTAATTGTCCCATCGGAGTCGGTAGAATCTTTAATTTACCAAATCCATTTGCACCATCCATCCACATTTGAGTAATCATATGTGATACACGGTCCAAATTGATTTTTAAATCGTCTGGGTGATCGACTTCACCTAGAACAGAATAACCACCTTGAACTTGTTCATTTAGAGCGTTAACAGCAGATTCAATTTCAGAAACAGGATACACACGCTCATTAGCGTTGCGTACCCCACCCTGAATGAATATCCCCTTCATATAAAGGGACTTCTTGTTACCTTCACCTTCACTTAAGACCTCCATGCTCGCACGGTCAAAAGTTAAGTGCTCTTTAAGATACAAAGCCATTATCTTAGGTATCCTTACTTGACAATCTTCTTAGCTACAGGACGCGCTAGAGGCTTCTTAACCATCTTACGTGACTCGCTAGTGATTGACTTTGAATTTACACCATTATCACCTTTTGCTGGCTTAGGAGCTGCTTCACCTTTTTCAGAGAAGTTACCTTTACCTGGAGCATTTTTGTAATTACCTGGAATGTCTTTTACTGCTGGGTTTAATAGTCCACCTTGTGTACCACCCTTGCCGCCGTCTGTACCACCTAAGTGATTAGCTTTAGCGCCATTTGACGGAATCTTTGGTCCATTGCTAGTTACGCTCTTAGTGTTAACACCGTTATCACCATGAGTTACTGAAACTTTTTGCAATTGAACAGCTTCCATCATACCTTGTTCTTCTTCTTCGCCGCCGAAGTCTTCTTCAGAACCTTCTTCGTCGCCAAAGTCTTCTTCGCCGCCGAAGTCTTCTTCACCACCGTCGCCGCCCATCATTTCTTCAAACTCGGCCATTAGTTCGTCTAGTTTGTCTTCTAGTTCAACTACGCGGTCTTCGATGTCGCCTTCAGGAGCTTCTTCGCCGTCCATGCTGTCATCCATATCGATATCAGCAAATTCGTCATCTTCTTCGGTCATGCCTTGTTCTTCAGCATCGATCTCATCTAGCAATCCGCCGACTTCATCGCCTTGACCGCCTTCTTCGCCGAAGCCTTCTTCAAGTTCTTCTTCAGTACCTTCTTCAAGTTCTTCTTCAACGCCTTCTTCTAATTCTTCATCCATCATTGATTCATAGATTTCACGTGATTTTTCAACCACGATATCATGGAATAATGCTCTGGCTTGGTCTTCGTTCTCATTGATAATTAAATCGATAAGTTTTTCAAATTTTTTGTTGTCCATCGTTTTGTCTCCTATAAGATAAATGGCTTTGTAATAATTACTTAGTGTGTATCAAAGAAAAGAGCACATTAAGTGCTCATTTTTTGCGTTTTTAGTAGTATTATAATGTTGGCGCAGCGCCTTCAGCTGGAGCTGGCGTATATTGCTTACGAATCTTCTTAAGATTCTGTACTTTTTCGTAGTTTCTCACGTCATTCATTTTACGTAGCTTACGAATTTGCTTTAGTGTTAATTTGGATTTGCGGGCTTGCTTCCACTTAGGTTTGCTGTTGTCTTCTTCAGCATCTTGGTACCCTTGTTTGGGCGCAGCGTACATTTCAAATAATCTCATTATATTATTTATCAATTATTACACAGGAGGTGCTGTAGCGCCACCCATACTAGACGGTGCGGCTACTGCCGGTGCCATCTCGCCGGGCATCTGTTCAGCACCTTCTTCTGGAGTATTCTCAATAGTCTCGGTGTCTGTTTCCAAATCACCTGAACTGATACCAATACTACGCAAGTCACTACTTGATGCTTCACTATCTTCTGGTTCTTCACGTTCTTCAAACCATAGACGTTGATTTTCTTCGATTTCTTCTTCAGTCAATCCTAAGAAGCGAGTCATAGCAAAACGCTTACTCATATAAGGAAATGCTTCCATTGCTTGGAACACGGTTACACGTGCAGTATCTAGTTCACTCTGACGATATGCTGCAAAGTTTTGTGGTGCATTGAATTTGATATTGAATAATGACGAATCAATGTTCAATCCTCTCCAACGCATAAACAATTTAAACTCATCGTTTAGCTTTTGGCTGATATACTTCTGTAGTCGTTCACAATATTGATTGAAACGAAACTCTTGAATCATTGCTGTACCAACACGTCCATCACTCATGGGGGTCGGGCTATCTTCTGGGCCTTGCGGCAAATAGCTACTTGGCACTCGTAGTCCACGAGCTAACCTATTGTTGAAGTAGCGCAAGTCATCAATCTGTCCTAAGTTGTCACCACCGGGTAGTGTAGTAACGTCAGAGCCACGGCCATCAGCAGTAACAGGGAAGAAGTAATCTTCGTTAATGCTTAATGGGTTGTATGTTGCATCCATTGTAGCTTGTCCACCTTGAATAGATGGAATTCTACGTTGGTGAATTTCATTTTTGATACGGTCAACGAATGCCATAGCCATGTGACTTGGCATGTTACCAACGTCAATCTTAAAGACTCGACGCTCAGGAGCACGTTGGATACGATATATAAGAATCGCATCTTCTAATAATTCTTTTTGCTTGTATACTTTGAAAATGTTTTCAAGTACTGACTGACCAAACGGCCAATAACGGTCTAAGCCTTCTGTCAAACTCAAGTGAACAACGTGCTTTGCATCAATTGCTGACTCGTTCATATTCAAAGTAAATCTGCTGCCGCTGTTGCCAGAACTACCAGCACTATTTGGAACACTGTACGCAGTAGCTGCATTATAGCCACCTGAACCTTGCTGCGTCATAAAGTCTGTTGTAGTCTTTTCAGCGATACTTAGATTCTGTAAGTTAACGTTAATGTCTTTAACAACATATTGCTCTGGCTTCTTGCCTTCAGATTCGTTAACAATGACCTTGACTAACTTGGTCATATCAACCCAGTATAGTTTAAAGTTTTCTGGATCACGAATGAAAATCTGATCTCCATACTTGATACTATTGCGGAAGATTTTGAATGTTCGTGTATCAAACTCATTGAGTTTACACCATTGTTGCAATTGCTTTTTGATCAATTCAACTTCATGGGGTGTTGGATCTTCGCTGAATTCAATTTCAAACGGTGTACCATTTTGATCATTCTTCTGGGTACTGAACTCAGCAATGATGTCCAAACATGCGTTAATTTCAGCATCAACGTCCATCATTTCATATTGGTTGTATCGTTCAATACGATTTGGGTGACCAGTATATACTTCTGGTAAGCGACTTTGATAGTTTTTGTAACCAAAGTCGTTATTGTTGTAGTTACCAGATGCTGTAGTTTCGCTATTCCAAGCGCCGCGGTTGCTGTTAGCCCCTGAAATAGGGCTGACGGTACCTGTTACATTAGGTGCTTGAAAGCGTTTTTTATAAGACATAGTGTATATATTTATCTGTTATGCTTTAGCGTATGTTAATAAGTTGCTAAGAGTGCTATTAGAGGTGTCTAAATGAGCAATCATGTCATCAAATTTTTGAGTCATCATTTCCATCATTCTTTCTATACCATCAGAATTAGATTGTGATGCAGGTGCTGCATCAGGTGATGAAGTCTTATTCAATCCCATATCAGCTAACACTTCTCGCTTGTAGTCTTCAATACTAGATTTTTGAACTTCATCTAGTAGTCCTTTTAGCTTCTTTTCTGGCCAGACACTTTCAGGATCATCTTGTTTACCATGAAGCATGACAGGATAACCTGCATTGGGGCCGCTGAATGCTCCACCTTGTTTAGCTACTTCTACGTGAAAATGTCCACCCTTAGTATTTTCATTTTTGTCAGCATAGTATTCATCTAAGACTTTAGATCCGCCTAAGTCTCTCAGTGATTCTTTAATAGTGGCTGCTTCTTCTGCATTCTTTGGTATTTTACCAACCGGAAGTGTAAAATCTAATGCTTTACCAGTAGTATGCTTACTGCCTGGGCGCTCTTTTTTATGGAATGCATCATTCAATGACGTGAATGTACTTCCGGGAAACGCTTCCTGAATCTTTTCAGCTATAGCTAGCAATGCAGGATCGGCATTTCCACCAGCAGTAGCTTGGCCACCTTGGCCGCCTTTTAAATTCAATTTATTTAGAATTTCTTCTGTTCTACCGGCGCCGGCAGCTGGTAGAGCGGCCGCTGCTTGTGCACGGGCGGCTTGCTTTTCCGGCGAAGCAGGTGCGGCCGCTTCGCCTCCACCTGCTGTTTTACCAGTTGCTGCTTCTCCTGCCGCCCCGCCAGTAGTAAATCCTAGTTTTAATTTTTCTTTCGCTAGCTTCTGAAGTTTTTCTTCTTCAATCGCTAATTTTTGCTGCTTCTCTAATAGCATTTTTTGCTTTTCTGCTACGATAGCAGTAGTATCAGCTTTGGAACCACCAGCAGATAGTTGCTGATTTAAATCCATTAATGATCGTTTAGCTTTAGCTATTTCAGCAGCATGTTCTTTGGCAAGAGTTATGTCTTTGATTTTTCCTTGCTCTCGTTGCATGTCAGAAATCTGCTGCTCTTTTTGGCGCATCTGTGCTCTGATATCAGCAATGCTTTTCTCTTTATCCGATGAGTTAGCTGTCATTGCAGCAATTTCTTTTTTCGATGTTTCGATTTCTGCAACCAGTGACGCTTTTTCCGCTGCTGCTGTTTTCATGTCCGCTGCATTGTCACCTAAATCTCTAAATGATTCAGACCAATTAGTAGCTGTCATTCCAAACATACCGGTGCCAGTAAGACCGTCGATAAACTTAGCCATAGACTTGCCTAAACCAAACACAACATCATTTAACTTTTGAAATACAGTAATCGTAGCACCCGCTACATCAGTTAGTGTTTTATCTGCTATGATACGAGCTTGACGAGTTTGCTGTTCAAGTGTAAGATTCTTATTAAGTAAGTCTCCGCCTTTTTTCTGAGTGTCTGCTAAATTGCCAGCAACATCAATATTCTTTTTATTCTGAATAGAGTATGCAGCATTAATCTGTTCATATTCTCCGGTCATCGTAGCTAAACCTTTGCCAGCTACCATGAATGACGGCCCCAGTTGATCCATATTGCGTCTGACTCCGGCCGCCGTATCGCTCAATCCTTCTTGCATAGTAACTTGACCTTTGGCTACTTTTTCAGCCATCTCAAATGCTTTACCTTGTGTTGACATATGAGCTTTAACACTAGCTTCACCTACGATTGCACCTTTATTGACAATCTGTTCCATCAATCCAGCTGCAGCCTCTTTACCAAACGTTTTTTCATACGTAGCCATGTACGCTTGTAAACGTCTAGCTTCATCTCCTTTGCCTTCCATTTCCATCCGGCGCAAATCCATTGAAAATCTAGCATCAGCTTGTTGCTGATCCATTAATTTCTGAGCTTCATCTCTACTCATGCCAGTAAGTTCACCTAACTCGCGTAAAGTAACCATATACTTCACTGATTCATCACGTAACTGATCTGTTGTTTTGGTTTGAGCTAATCCTAACTTAGATTGTTTGGCTATATAATCAGAAGTTGCATCACGCATTTCTTCTGCACCGTAGCCAATACGACCCATTGCAATTTCGATTTGATTGTTGGGACCAATAAGACCCTGAACAACTCCAATTAATTTGTCTTTACCAGCAGATACGCTTCCGCCAAAGTTAGCTAAGTCAGGTGCCACCTTCTTAAGCATAGAGCCAAATTTAGCTGCGTCTTCTGTAGTTAATCCCACTTTATTAAAGTCAGATTGTAGTTTTTCTAAACTACCCGATACTGAGCCTACATCTGATAGTTCTCTGTATGACTTCATCAGTTGGTCGTTTTGCTTTAAGCTAGCACCAACTAACATTCCAAATGCTTTAATTACTCCACCGACGATTATGCCCAATGGTCCAAACGATGCAAGCATAGTAGTTGCAGCATTGCCGGCTGCATCAGCAGCGCCTTGGACAGCGCCCGAATACTTACCTAACCCTTCGCCGCCGGTTGCCATAGCGCGGCCATAATCTACCGCAGAACTACCTATCGATAACGCAAGAGTCTGTAATGCATCTTTTGTTTTCTTTGATGCAGCTTCAACATCTTTGGACGCTTGCTCTTGTGCAGCAGCATAATCATTTGTTGATTTTGAGGCTACGTCTTGAGCCCGCGCATGGTCGTTTGCTGCAATTGCAGCAGCAGTGAATGCTCGTACTAGGTCGTCTTGATTTAAATCTGCCATATGTTAAGTTCTTATAAATATTGGGTAACATTGTATTTAGTGTTACCAAAACACTCAATTTAATAGGAAATCATCATGCTTCAAGAAAATCCACTCAAACAATACTTCCGTAGACCAGCATTGTACTTGTCTCTCCCTAGCAAAGGAATAGGATACGCTCCGGGTATTATAGATTTTCCAGAGAACCATGAATTACCAATTTATCCTATGACCGCGATTGACGAGATTACTAGTCGTACACCTGATGCATTATATAACGGCTTAGCTGTTGTTGAAATTATCAAAAGCTGTGTACCTTCTATCAAAAAACCATGGGAACTACTTAACATTGACTTAGACCCTATCTTAGTTGCAATCAAAATGGCTACAAATGGACAGACTATGGAACTAGAATCCGTATGTCCAAAATGTGAAGAAACTAGCAAGTACGATATCAATCTCAGTGGAATATTAGGTAGCTTCAAGCCAGGTGATTATTCATCAGCATTAGAAGTAAACGGATTGAAAGTCAAATTTAGACCCTCTACCTATCAAGAAGTGAATAAAGCAAGCACCAGTCAGTTTGAAATTCAACGTTTACTCAACTCGTTTGATGGAATTACTGATTCAGACGAAAGAACAAAGAAGACTGCGGAAGTGATCAAAACAATTAATGAATTGACCATTGATCTAGTTACTAGCGCAATTGAATACATCAAGACTCCAGATAGTACCGTACTAGACAAAGATTTCATTCGTGAATTCTTAGTTAGCTGTGACAAGAATACTCACAATACTATCAAAGAACGACACATTGAATTGAGAAAGAGTACTGAACTTAAGCCATTAGATGTAAAGTGTACGCATTGCAGCCATGAGTACACTCAGCAATTCAATATCAATATTTCTGATTTTTTCGCATAAGGCTTCTTCTCCTTGGTTCCGAGGAGATTAAGCAGATGATTGATGACATGGAACAAGAGTGCCACACCATTAAAAATGGAGCACTTAAAATGTCTTGGTATATGCGTGGGGGCGTATCCTATGAGGATGTATTGAACATGAGTATAGAAGAACGATCATCCATAACTAAGATTATTGAAGATAACTTAGAAACAACAAAGAACACTAAATTGCCTTTCTTCTAACCGGTAGTAGTCATTTATCTTAGATTAGAATGTCTTAGGGTATATTGTTTCTTTAAGAGATGAACTACGTTCATCTAAGAACTCACTTCGTTCGTTCTTTATCTTTACGGTTAACTAGAATAGATATTGTTTTTTATTCTTAATCTTCTAATACATATTGCCGATTAGAAGCCATGGTAGGGCAAATTTTGCCCTACCAATGGTTAAACGCATGTTTGCCATGACCGTCATCCTTTGCCATCTATTCCCCGTATAATCAGCTTCTTTGTGCTATTACACGCTACCGGTTGTCCTGTAAAGTATATGGGACTGTAGTGAGGTCTGTTAATTCTATTTCACATTAACGCCTCGACAACGCATGTTCTATATCCGCAAGATAGAGTTGGATATAGACTCATTGAAGGTTCGCTTTGACGAGAGCCTTCTCGGTATTCCTTATCATTACTGATAAGCATACTCCAGAATCTGACGGCACAGCACAATCTGTACAATCTCAAGGAGGACTCGCAGCCGAGCCATCTAATTTTTATATTATGCGAACTTTGTGTCTGCTTTTATTTGTTTGGTTTGGTTTGGTTTATTTTGACGTGGTGTCTAATGTTGTACTTGAGTAGGCTTTCACGAACTCAGTATTATTTTTGAAGAAGCTAGTATGCTCCATGATGATCCAATCACCATGCTTCTTACTACTATAGAATACGCAGTTGTCTGCTTTCCATGTTAGTTTGCCTTGGACAGCGACATATTGACCCTTGCGATTGAACTTCATAAACAAAAGATTCAAATCACCGTCGTCTTCTACATCAAGTAGCTGTTCTAGCCACGAATCAAGTTGTTTGCACTCACCCGAAAGAGTTAAGTGCCACGGAAAGTCAGCATAGAATTTGCATTCTATATTCATTTTACTGAAACTTTGTCCTGGAACAATGTCTCCCTTGAATGAACGTATCTGACCTTCGTGCAAGAACTGAGTTCTTGATTGATTCTTGCCACCCACATAAGCACCAGAACCAGGAGCACGGATGAATGATTCTCCGTACAATTCAGAAAGAAATTTTGCAACTTCTCTCTCGTATCCTGATCCTTTGTTCTTCTGCGGTGATGACATACTATTACTTATCACTAGTGAATCGTGTCCGTAATTATTCCATCTCGCTACTAGTAGCGTATGACGTAAATCCGTTTTCCTTGATAACTTTCAGCACGTTTGGTACACGTCCAGCTAGTTCTTCACGGTGAGACACAAGCCAAATCGACTTATGACGCCTGCGAGACATATCTTTCAGGATAGCAATAGAGTTTTCAACTCCAATCGTGTCCAATCCACTGTCAATCAATTCGTCAATGAACAATGTGTTGATAGGTTGATACAAGTTTTCCCAAACATCACGAAATGCAAAACTCAACCCTAAGATTAAGCGATTGCGTTCACCGCGACTCAAGTTATCAAAGTCAAGTTCACGACCCAACTCAGTAATTTCAACTTGCAAGTCGTTTTTAAACACAACTTGATGGGGTAGACCGATCTTATCCAAGTAATGCGTCAATCGTGCATTCAGGTATGACAAGTTCTGGTCAATGATCTTCTTACGAACGAACGAATCCTTACTTGTCAGAATGTCTAACAAGAACTTTTGATGTTCCATAGTCTTTGTCAGTTTGTTGATCTTTTCAAAATCAATTGCTTGCAATGCATTTGCTTCCATTTCGGCTACTTGTTCCGAGTATGGATCAAGTTCACTTGCTTTGGTATCAATTTGTTGCAACAGATTGGCAATCTTGCTGCGATGTTCAATTGCTTGAGCCTCTGTATCATAATGTGTGATAGGTTGACGACCAATATCAACTACTGTATGCTCTGACAATTGTTCAGCAAACGGATTAGTCTCTAATTGCTTGTCTTCGTAAATTTTCTTCAAGTTGGCCAAGTCACCGCTATGACGAATTGCTTCTGCTTCTGTTTTATACAGAGTAGTAGGTTGCGGTCCTAGTTCTTTAACCAGTAACACGCTGTCAATTAGTAAACCTGCTAACTCTGCAAGCTGTGCAGTGGCAGTGGCAAGCATTTCTTGTTTGTCAGTCAATACTTTTGTATGACCGTCATCATGGAAGTCTTGACCGCATGCATAGCAAGTATGTTCTTCAAGTGACCGAACCTCTTTTTCAAGTTTAGAAATTAATTTTTTTTCTTTTTCTATGCTTTTGGTTTGGGTATCAATTGTAACGGCAAGATTGTTTTGAGTAGTAGATTCACGTATCCACTCTTTCAACTTAGCCCATGCTTCAAGTTCAGTTTCAATGTTGTAGCGATTCTTATCTAAGTAAACACGACCGGCAACTTGCACATCACTGTCATTCTTTTGTTGCCATGCAATAGAACGAGCGAATAATGCACCATACGCATCCTGTTGCTTTTTCTTCTCGGTGTAAACTGAAAGTTCTTTGTGTGCTAACAATTCACTATCAATATCAATCTTACTTAACTCGTCATAGTCTAGTGCAAGCGTGTCCAAGTCTTCATCATGGCGCTTTAGCCAAAGCATTTGTCTACGCTTTAGCGCATCAATTTGTTCCTTAACTCGTTTGTTAGCTTCTTCAACTGCTTTGACATTGAATTCTTCTTGCTGTATACCATCTTTGCTAGCCTTTATCATGTTTTTGATAACTTCAGCTTTCTCTGATAGCAGTGTGATACCCATTAGTTGTTCAATGATATCTTTTTGATCGTTATTCTTTAATGCAAGAAATGGTTCGGAGTAAGTGTTCAGTACAACGATGTGACGGAACATGTCTGATGACATACATAGTACTCGTTCAATATTTGCTTGAGTTTCTTTGTTCTCACCCTGTGCATCATCTTGATTCTTTTGTTGAACATCATTCACATAGAATCGCAACACATTGGGTTTACGACCACGTTCAATCTTGTATTCAATACCATTAGCGTTAAACTCAAGTGTAACCATCATAGCCTTACCGTTTGTACGATTGACTAAGTTGTCTTTGCGAATGTTGTTAATTGGAACACCGAATAGGGCATACGATAGCCCTTGAATCAATGTGGTCTTGCCTGTACCGTTACGAGCACCGTCACCACCTAAGTCTAAGTTCTCACCTAGAATAAGTGTTAAGTCTTTTTTGTCAAAGTCAACTGCCTGAGTTACGTTTCCGATTGATAGGAAATTTCGTAGTGTTATATTTTTTAGTGTAATCATGTGTTTAGTAATTCGTGTACTTCGGGGTTAAATCTAGCAGAAAATAATGCTCTGGGTTTATTGTGGGTAGTAACAGAACAATGAGGGATGCTTACGTTAACCCAAGCTGGATTAATGACAGCCCATCTTCCTATTTCAGTGGGAATAGTTCCTGGTTTTATTGTGGGTGCATTGTTATATGAAGGTTCAGCTTCAACTAGATTAGATTCTAACATATCTGCGTCATACCATACTGTGTAACTATCTTCGCAATTCAATACTGGGATGTTTAAGCCATAACAAACAGTAGTCCAGTCAGACTGGTCAACGTGAATACGAAGATCCTCGCCGTGATTGTTGCTGCTGATACCGCATCCAGACCATCTAGAAAATAAGTCCAACTTCCTAAGCATTTTACAAAATAAGGGAGTGTATGACACCATTATAAATTTTGAAACAAATATAAAATCTGTAGGCTTGTTGTCAAAATCACTATCTATCCTGTATAAAAATTTAGTCAACTCAACTTGTATCGCAGCTAAATTATCTATCTGCACTGGTTTATATAACCAAGTGGGTTTACTCATTGGTATCATAGATTGTTATAAATGTCTAGTAAAATCTTTTTGTCAAACGTAGCTGATTCAATACTGTTAATTTGGTCAATGACGATTTGGTCAACTGATTCAAACTTCAATCCATCAGCACCTGTAGTTTGTTCGGCCTGATCAACCTTCATGGGAATTAATGTCATTTCTCGTAGTCTGTGTTCTGGGATGAAACTTTCACGGATGAAGTTTGCTTCTTCATATGAAATATCAATGTCAAGATGTACTCTAACATGACTATCAATCAATAGCAAGCCTTCAGGGTTTTCTAATACATCACTGAGTTTGTAAACTCTGAACAATGGTTGACGAGGCCAGCTATAGAAAGCAGGATCCTTGTCCCATTCTAATACCATCATGCCACGTGCGTCATCGCCTGCGTCAGCATAGTTATGTGGGAAAGCGTTACCGATGTACCAAATGTTTTTCTTAGCTTGTCGTTTGTGAAAGTGCCCACTGAAGGTCATATCAAACCCAGCAAAGTGGTCACTGTTAAGTTCACCATGATCGGGCATTTCAATCATAGCGTTCATAAAGAAGTTTGGCAACTCAAAATGACCAAACATATATTTGCCAGTCATCTTTTTAATTTGCTTGTAATCTTCTTGGACAAGCCAAGGTGCAATGACTACGTTACCTTCATTGAACCAATCGTTAACGATTGTCAAGTTTGGTAAGTGCTTCGCCCATTCAACACTGTGAATGTCACGACGGTCACGATAGTACAAGTCATGGTTACCGGGGATGAAATATACATGGTCAAACGCCGCGCTTAGTTTTTCTAATGAACGTAGACCAAACTGTAACGTGTGGATGTTGATACTAGCTCGGTGATGATTCCAATCACCTAAGAACATACAAGTTTCACAACCTTCAGCTTTCGCTTTGGTAATGAACCAATCTACAAAATTCTCACAATCTTGATTGTGCTGTAGACTATTTGACTTAAGACCGAAGTGGATATCGGTGAACACTGCTGCTTTTTTGAAAAGGTTACTCATAAACGTAGTATATAGGAAGAGGGGCTGAAAAACAACCCCTCTGGTTAAATGAAAATTATTCTTCGTAGCTAGTACTAGAACTTGCTTGGCGAGACCATGAAGGATTCAACCCGTTGATCTCCAAAATGTCATCACGAATGTTTTGATTTCGCTTTTCCGTATTTAGGACACGACAGAAACTATTTGTGATAGCTGCGGTGTAGTAAGCGAATGGGTTAGCACTTTTGGCTTCATTGAAACGCAAGCCGACATACGTGAGTTGTAAAATGGCACTATTGCGCATCTCATCATTGTACGTGTACCCGCGCCAATTGTACTTCATTGCATATTTTTCGCACATCATAATGTACATTCGGGCTAGTTTGTTAGTGATGTTTCCGTGATCCTTAGAGAACTCACCATCCTTAAGTGAACCTTTCCAATGACTCTTGCCAATGCATTGATAAGTGTTTGTAGCGTCTACTCTAAAGTGTTGGAATGGGGGAAAGTTAACCTTGACGTGAACCATATCGTCAATTTCTGCTTTGGTAGTTGTATCTTCTAAGTCTGCAAACAGTTCGTCTGCATCACCTTCAATTTCAAAGATATCCTTAGCAGTTTTCTTTTTATCTGATTTGCGGGGTTGTTTTGGAGCAACTGGGACATGATCCCAGGTCATTACACGAAATACTAAGTCAGTCACTGGTATAGACAATGGATCAACTGAATCTTTTTCCCCTGCCTCAAGTCCTAGCCTAGATGCTCGGGTTTCACGTGCTAACTGAATAGATTCGGGCGTACTAGCAAAAGCTAGACTTTCTTCAATTGGAGCTAGGGGCATGTCAACAATAAAATCGTAACGATGATCCTCGGGTGTTAGAAAGCAGCAATAGTCAGTTTTGCTAGTGTGAATTTCTTTTAGAATATCTTTGTTGTTAAGATAATTGACTGGTTTTCGGGGCGCGGGTAATAATGACATAGGTCTCCGTTGTTATGTTAAGAATAGTGTAACACATTTGTTGCAGAATAGCAACCGATTTATGAGCAAAAGGTAAAAAGACTACTATATTTAGCAGATAAATATAGATAAGGACAACAATAACTATGGCAACGCTAACAAAAGAACAACTTGCAGCCCAACTAAACTACCTACAATCAACCGGTGCGACTGATGCTCAAATTGGAGCAGCAATCACCGCAGCTGGCTACAATGAATCAGCCTTTACTATAAGTATGGATGGAAAATTTGAGCCAGAGGGCTCTGGTAGTGGAATCAAGGTAGCGGGAGTGGACTATAATTCATATACTCCGGAACCAGAACCAGTAGTTGCATCTACATCAACGGCAAATACAAAAGTAACGAGCACTACCTCAGTAGTGGAAACTACATCAGGCGGAAGTTCTACTACGAATTACGCTCCACCGGCGACAATAAGTACAGACGCAAAAGCCAGCGCGAAACTAGCAAATCAACGCGCTGACGCATTTACCGCTAATACTTCAGGTAAATTTGGAGCAGGCACTATTGACAAAGCTGTCGCCACCGGAGCAATTACTGCCGATGAAGCTGCTGCATTAAAATCGGGTTCAATCAGTGAAGCAGATAGATTCGCCACTGCACAATCTTCTAGAGCCTCAGGCAAAGCAGCGGTTGATGCAGGGACCACTTCTTCTCCACCTATTGTCGCTACCACCGCAGAACCAAACACAACTGCAACCACAGTAACTACTACTAAAGCGGCACAAGATCCACCTGCAACAATCACAGCCGCATCTGACCCGGCAACTGCCCCCAACACGACTACTATCACTAACGAAGATGGAAGTACATCAGAAATAAGTACAGACATCAATGCCGGTACACAAACATTGACGCCGGTATCAGACAATCCAATTGCACAGTCTACCGAAACGTCAGTGACCGTTAGCCAAACTATAGAAAACACAACAAATGTAGTTGATGATACATATGTTGTACCAGCAGAAGAAGAACAAACATTCTCACCATTGCAGGAACCTCCGGGGGTAACAGGGGATGAATTTGATGGCATAGATCAACAAGTAGCAGATAATGAAAATGGATTGCAGGAACCACCTCAATTATCTGCTGAAGAGGTTGATGCATATTTACAACAAGGTGGAGAACCGACACAAGATGAAGCGCCGTCAAGCGCAGCAACCAATGCAACTGGGGCATCACGCTCGCTGCCTCCTGTAACAGTCACTGCTAAGAAAAGCCCATTCACAGCCGATGACTGGAGAATACGATTAAGTCTTGCAGACACTGCAAACTATTTGTACAGAATCGCATCAAAAGCTGATATATTATATCCATTGATTGCAACTGACGGTGTCGTCTTCCCGTATACACCTGCAATCAATACTTCTTATCGGGCAAATTATGATCCGGCAGAATTAACTCATTCTAACTACAAAATGTTTTTCTATAAAAATAGTAGTGTTGACGATATTACGATCACCGCAGATTTTACTGCACAGGACACTGCTGAGGCAAACTATATGTTAGCCGTGATTCACTTTTTTAAGTCAGCAACTAAAATGTTTTACGGTCAAGATACTGCACCAAGAGCAGGAACCCCTCCTCCGTTATTATATCTAACTGGATATGGCACTAATCAGTTTGAACATCATCCTCTACTACTTACTAACTTTACATATAGTCTACCTAATGATGTAGATTACATTCGAGCGGGCAGCAACGCTCAATGGGGCGGAATGTCTATTGCCCAATTATCGAGTGGTAGCAGTACGAGACTAAGTGCGAATGGGTTGACCGCCGGTGGAACGGCGGCACCGGCTGCGTTCTCAGGACTTGCTAGTAAAGACAATGTTACATATCTACCTACAAAAATACAATTAAGTATTAGCTTGGTACCAGTCGTATCTCGAAACGACATAAGTAAAAACTTCAGCCTTAAGGATTATGCGGCTGGTAAATTGTCAGGTAAAACTGGCGGAGGAATTTGGTAATGCTATACAATCAAACAAGCCCATACTACACTACACCTACATTCAATAACGAATTTTTAGATGTGATGGTCAATCGACCTATCCCACTAAATTCCTCAGACACTTACTGGGAAATAACACAGACCTATAACATGAGACCTGATTTACTAGCGTATGACTTATATGCCGACAGTAGATTGTGGTGGGTGTTCGCACAGCGTAATTCAAATCGACTTAAAGATCCTATCTTTGACTTTGTTGCTGGGACTGGGATATATATTCCTCAGCTACCCAATCTTCGTGAGGCATTAGGATTCTAATATGGCTACTTCAGGCTCAACTAGAATTATATCCAGCGGCGATGGGAAAGATTGGACATTAACCACTACTCTGAACCTAGATACAGGTGAACTCACGTATGACGTAAACGGTAGTTCGGGAAGACTTATATACAGTGGATCATATGAATCAGTAATGTCAGGAGTTGATGCTACTATCGCCGCCCCTGAAACGCTCGCTAGTGTTCGAGATTTCTTTGGTATTTTAAAAACTGAGCTAGAGAGTTCAAACTCAACTTGGGCATCACAAGCAGCCGACACTAAAGAAGCCTTAAAAAACAAAGTACCTGAGCCACCAAAAGAGTCTTCGACTTCTGCCCCCGACCCAACAAAAGCACCTGCAACAGCAGACGGGGATAAAACTGGTGACAGCACTACCACAACTTCATCCGCGCCAGCAACTGCTGCTACTTCGTCTACTACAACACCTAATTCAGGAACTACTACTGCCGGCAGCGCCGGCAGTAGTCCAGCATCTGACCCTTCATCAATCATAGGTAAACGAACTTACAATCCTTTAGGTGACTTCAGCAGTTATACATACAAGATCGGTTTGTATATGATGAATCCAGAAGAGTTTAACTCGTATATGGGCGGAGATTATACAAAGATAAGCAGTTTCAAATTAATAGCACAAAGTGGAGGCATCACTGACGCACTAGACAGTAAACGTGCACCGGGCTTTGACTTGGACTTATATATTGATGACTTAGAAATTGGAACTAAAATCAATAGTAAAGAAACGATGACCGCAACAAACTCTATTGAGTTTAAATTTAAAATCTATGAGCCGTATGGTTTTAGTTTCCCTAATCAATTAGTAAAAGCACAAGTTGCTGCACAAAAAGGTAGAGCAGCAGCACCGGGGGCAAATGCTACCCCTGTCAATCAAATAACAGCACTAACTGAAAATTTTCTACTGACAATTAAATTTTACGGATATGACAAGGATGGCAAACTAGTTACTTCTGCTGATTATCCGCGTGCAGATATAACCTCATCTGATACGCAGGCTGTGTTTGAAAGAGGATTTCCTATCAGGATTAAAGATTTTAAGTTCAAGCTAGAAAACAAAGTTACGGTGTATAATATTACAGCCGTGCAAGTAGCAGAGCAAGTTTCAAAAGGCACTAAGTTAGGTACATTACCGTCTAACGTAACTATTGCAGGAGAAACAGTGCAGGACGTTCTAGTTGGCGCAGGACAAGATTCAACGAAGAAGGCTATCTTGGGTTTGGTTCAAGCATTGAATGCAGCCGAAGTAGAACATGTTAAAAAAGAAAACTACACTTATCCAAACGTATATAAGATCGAGTTTGAAAAGGGTACGGCTATCGGCGATGCTAGAATGGTACCAAAAGAATACTATGTAAAGGAAAGAGCTCCTTTTAGTTCAATACAAAACCCCGAAGGTAGTAACGAACGAACTGCTTGGAAAAACAAATTAGGAAGTGTTGACAAAGCAGTACGCACTGTTGAATTGCAAGCAGGTACTTCTATCATACAAGCAATAGACCAGATCATAACTCAAAGTGAGTACTTGAAAAATATGATGACTGCTATCGATAAAGAAATAGATCAGCCTATAAAGAACACTGACTCTACTGTGGATAAGAATCCTAGTCCAAAGATATTATCTTGGTACAGTATAATTCCTAAGGTTAAAATTAACTCTACTACTAAAGATCCAAAGCGCAATGATTACGCATATGAAATAACCTATAAGGTACAAGAATATCAAATCCCCTACATACGAGCAATGTACGCTAGTTCTACTAGCCCGTACTATGGTCCGCACAAGAAATACAATTATTGGTATACTGGAAAAAATACTGAGGTTCTGAGTTATGAGCAAGACTTCAATTTGTTGTATACTACAGAAGGAGCGTCATCTAGTGAGGCTAAACCATCAACTACCCAATCAGCGCCCACGACACTTAAGTCTGGTCAAAACGTTGATTCAGTCAATAGTAAATCTGGAACAAATGATGTTATCAACAGTGTTAAGTCATTCTTGTACAGCCCAAACGACCTGCTTAAATTTAAACTAAGAGTATTAGGAGATCCAGACTATCTTATGCCATCTATCGGTAGCGGCGGCGGAGATGGGGCAGAAAAATGGTATGGTAAAGGTTTCTCTATTAATCCTAATAGCGGTCAAATTTTCATTGAGATATATTTTGAACAAGCAGAAGATTACAACACTTCTTCTGGATTGCTAGCACCCAATGGTGACATTCAATTCATGAACTATCCGCCTGAACTTAAATCAAAAATAAAAGGTATGGTCTATATGTTATCTGATGTGACTAGTACCTTTAGTAAAGGCAAGTTCGAGCAAACGCTGAAAGGTATCATACCTGAATTTGCACAAGCAGGAGCAAAGGCCCCAACTACACCGCCAGCAGCAGCTAACGCTAGAACCGATGCAGCTACCCCAGCCGCTACAGCACCAGATCAATCTTCCGCTGAAGACGCTAGGTTATCTAGAGCTACAGTTCCTAGCTCAGAGACAACAACGACAGCAGCGACCACTGCCGAAGCAACAGCACCGACAACTACATCCGGCACTAGTGCATCATCTGGTAACCAAGCAGTAGCCGACGATGACGCTGGTACATAATACTAAATTTAATAAGAGAATACAATGAGTGAAGACATCCAAAAAGTACGTGGTACGATAAGCAACTACAAAGATGACCGCGGTGGAGCGAACACTATTCCCAGCGCAGTGTTGGGTATTGTTAAAGATAACATTGATCCAAATCGTTCAGGTAGGATTAGAGTTTATCTAAAGAGATTAGATGCCGGTAATGAAAACGATCCCAATGGATGGAAGTATGTAAGTTATTTGAGTCCATTCTTTGGATCGACCCCTAACACTGCTAGTTCTAAAGCTGAAGGTGATTATATTGGTAATCCGCAGAGTTATGGTTTCTGGGCGACCCCACCTGATATCGGTACTGAAGTAGTTTGCCTTTTCTTGAACGGGGTAGCAGACGCCGGGTACTATATTGGATGTATCCCTGGCCAAGGCATGACACACATGGTACCTGCTATTGGGTCGAGCGATAGCATCATTGCAAACAACTCCGGTGAAGCAGATAGTTATGGCGGCGCAACTAGATTACCTGTAGGCGAGATTAATAATGCCAACCAGAAGCAAGATAATAATTCTATCCTGACTTCACAACCAAGACCCATTCATAGTTATCAAGCTGCGATACTAAACAAGCAAGGTCTTATTCGTGATCCTGATAGAGGCACGATTGGTAGTACTAGTGTACGTGAAAGCCCTAGTCGTGTGTTTGGTATCAGCACCCCGGGCAGACCTATCTATGAAGGTGGATATGATGACACTACTATTGCCGATGCGGTCAAAGATGATAAAATCCCTGATAAGAACTTTAAAGTAGTTAGTCGTAGAGGTGGTCATAGTGTTGTGTTAGATGACGGTGATCTACAAGGAAAAGATCAATTAGTCAGACTTAGGACTGCCGGCGGACATATGATAATGATGAATGACAGTATTCAATCACTGTTCATCGTTCACGCTAATGGACAAAGTTATATTGAGTTAGGACGTGAGGGTACTATTGATATGTACGCTACAAACAGTGTCAACATTCGCACTCAGGGCGACTTGAACTTACACGCAGACAATGACGTGAATATTCACGCCGCTAAGAATTTCAACGTTAATGCTGAAAATATAAAAATGGAAAGTAGTAAAGAAACTACTAGCTTTGTTGGGACTAATTATAAGCAGCAAGTTAAAGCTGACCTTACTGTCAAAGTAGATAGCAAGATGAGTTTTACTAGCAACGGTGATAGTAGTTTTAAAAGTGCAGCAATCAACTATATCAATGGTAGCAAAGTTAATTTGAATACAGGTTCAAGTGGGTTAGTACCATCAGATGTTAAACAACAACCGTTAGTAGCACATACTGACACGTTGTACGATAGTAAGAAAGGCTACGCGGCAGCGCCAGGTAAGTTGCCTAGTATTGTTAGTCGAGCACCCGCACATAGTCCATGGGCTGCTGCCGGGCAAGGTGTAAATGTTAAGACTGACATAAGTGCAGATTCAAATCTGCCAGCAGCACCATCGTCTTCCTTGTCTGCGGTTAATAATAGCACCCCTGCTGTGCCACCAGCTGGAGTATCACCGGCAATATCAGCAACAGTACCTAACGTTGCAGCAGTATCAAAACAGATTGACAAAGCTACGACTAGCGCAATGGTTTCTCAAATGGCAGTCAACGCTGCGACAGGAGCAGCAAAAGATGCAGTGGCATCAGCGGCCGGCGTAGTAAACATTGCTGGAGAAAAGATAGCTAGCGTTGGTATGTTTGGATTGAATCCTACTCAGCTAGTGGCAGCAGGAACATTAAAGCCAGGGTCAGATACCATCATTAATGCGGGCATTGCAGCAGGAAAATCATTAGAAGCAGCAATGCCAACTAACTTGTTTACTGGATTGAACGGAGTCAAGAGTGCTACACAATTCATTAGCAATCCATCAGCGCAAGCAGCAAGTGCAGTTTCATTGTTGCAAAAAGGTGAAGCCGCACTAAAGTCTACTGGTATTATTACTGGGCTAGAAAGTCCTACTCAAACTGCCGGCCTTGTATTGAGTTCGGCTACTGCTGGTATAGATAAAACTATGGATTTTGTGAAATCAGCCGGAGTACCAGGTGGTGCCGCAGCTAGTGCCGCACTAGGTGGAGCAACTGCGGCGCTAGGTGGATTAAAATTACCAGGTAACTTGTCTGCAATGTCAGGCTCAGTTAAAGACATAATCTCAGGTGGCAATTTTGCAGCTAATATGGCTGACAAAGTTACTGGTCCACTTAGTGGATTGCCAGTAGCAGACCAACTTAAGGGAGCAGCATCAGCGGCGTTTAGTAAAGTAACTGAATCATTCAAATCACTAGCTAAAGTGGGATCGCCTATTAATTTGACCGCGGTCAAAGCAAAGAATGATGAGGCGCAAGCAGCAGCAGAGACTAAAGGAGATGCTCCTTCCCCCTCACAAATTGCAGCCAACGCTTCATTGAATGCTAAACTAACTTCTGCGTTGGGATTTGGAGCCGGAGGAACATCGGCGTCTATTCTAGGTGGAATGGGAGACAAGATCAAATCCGCTACATCAGGCATCACTGACCCTAGTAAGTTAGTATCATCTACTATGACTGCGTTAGGAGCAGCTACAAAGAGTTTTGGAGTAGATACTAGCGGATTAAGTAATCTTCCAGGTGGCGCATCAGCTATATCAAATGTAGTAAACTTGGGCCCTGTAGCTAAAGCTATTGGCGGGGATTTATCCTCTGCATTGTCAGCCGGTAGTTCTTTAGCAGCGGGTGCAAATAAATTAGTATCAGGGGCAATTGATGTTCCTGGGTTACCTAGCATCCCCGGATTACCCAATGTACCGGGTAGTGGCGAACTAGCGGGGGCGATTGGTAAAGTAACTGGATCATTGGGAGGCTCGATGGGCGGCGTTACTGATGCATTGGCTGGATTGAAATCTAAATTGGGTGGAGCTTCAGGCCTACAAGCCTTAGCAGGCACCGGCCTCGGCGCAAAAAGCATGGCGTTACTCAGTAGTTCTATTAATTCAATTGGTACAGGTGGTCCAGTAGAAGTTAAACTACCGACAGTCGCAAAAGACAGTTTTGACTTTGGTCCAATGATGGCACAAGCTAAATCACTGTTAGGCAATCCAAAGATTCCTGCACTGCCGTTCGGTACTATACCAGCTGGATCATTTAAAACGCCTACTTCAGCACAAGTCGTAGAGTATGATAAGTTAAAGGCAGAGTTGGCGGTACAAGAAGACTTGCAATGGGACCTAAGAAAGACATACTTAGACTTGAAGGGTAAAAAAGGTCCAGATGATTCGTCAACTACTACTGCATATGCTTCTTGGCAAGATAATGTCAAAAAGATAGAAACAATACGTCAAGACATGTCCAAAGTTGTGACATAAATACAGTATAGGAACTTATAATGGCATCATATATTGGATTTAGTACTAAAAATGTAAACAAAGTTAGAGACTTTGTTGGTACCGGCACTGAAGGCGGGTCTACTCTGCTAGCTAAACCATTCCAACCGGGTAAGAAATTTAAACTCACTGATGAAGAACTGGTAATCACAGACCTCATCAATGCGTTAAATATACCTCAAGGTCAAAAACCAGGCAAACCTAGCTATGGAACTTCACTTTGGTCATTTATTTTTGAACCAAACACTGTAGATGTGCGACAAGCATTATCTAATGAAATCAAACGAGTAGTGCAATTAGATCCTAGACTTATTCTGAACACGTTAGAAGTTTTCAACCAAGAAAATGGCATCTTAATTCAACTTGAACTAGCAATTGCGCCGTTCAATGAGGCTTTGACCTTCAGTATTTTCTTCGACCCTACGACAAATTCTGCGTTCGGTAGTTAAAACCGTCACTTTTTCGTATGATAAATACTTAAAAGAGAATTAACTTATGGCTACAAGTTCAAGACAATCAAGTATATTTGGTGTAAACGATTGGAAAACAATCTATAAAACATACAAACAAGCTGACTTTCAGAGTTACGACTACGAAACCCTTCGTAAAACGTTCGTAGACTACCTACGCAAAAACTACCCTGAAACATTCAACGACTACGTAGAGTCTAGTGAATATGTTGCATTATTAGACGTGATGGCATTCATGGGACAAGCACTTAGCTTCCGTGATGACCTGAACACCCGTGAAAATTTCATTGATACTGCCGAGCGCAGAGATAGCGTTATCAAATTAGCTAACCTAGTTGGGTACAACCCAAAGCGCAACAATGCAGGTCAGGGCTATATGAAGTTGACCTCAATTCAAACAACTGAGCAAGTCAAAGATATTAATGGATTGAGTTTAAACAACTTAACTATCTTGTGGAATGATCCAGCTAATCCAAATTGGCAAGAACAGTTCAATAGCATCATCAATGCAGCATTGATTGACACTCAAAGAGTAGGACGTCCGGGAAACACTAAAACTATTTTGGATGTAAAGACCGACGAGTATAGCATAAGTATTCCAACTGGTGTTACTGCAACTGCTCCCTTTAATGCGACAGTCGACGGTGTTACTATGGATTTCGAGTGCGTTAGTGTGACTAGCGTAAATTCTGACAGTTTGTATGAATTGCCACCGGGACCTAACGGTAAATTCAACATAGTATATCGCAATGACAGATTAGGCTACGGTAGCCCTAATACAGGATTCTTCATGTACTTCAAACAAGGCTCATTGAGAACATATAATTTTAACTTGCTTGAACAAATTAGCAGTCAAGTAGTCGATATCAATATTCAAGGTATTAATAATACAGACACTTGGTTATACAGTACAGACACAACTGCGTCTACGCTAACCCGGTGGACTCAAGTAGACAGCATCTATGCCAACAATAGCTCGCAAGTAGCTAGCACTAACAAAAAAGTCTTCAGCGTAGCTTCTCGCTTCAATGATCAAGTAAGTTATGTGTTTGGTGACGGTGTATTTGGTGAGATTCCGATTGGTAACTTTACGTCATATGTTCGTGCAGGCAATGCACTAACCTATACAATCAATTCAGGTGAATTGCAAGGTACTACTGTTAGTATTAACTACATCAGCCGTGTTGGCCGTGTCGAAACACTTACTCTGACTATGGAACTAACTTTGCCTGTAGCAAATGCCCAAGCACGTGAGACATTGCAAAGTATCAAACAACGTGCCCCTCAACGTTTTTATAGCCAGAACAGAATGGTTAACGGAGAGGACTATAATAACTTCCCGTATACATTGTACGGATCAATCATTAAGAGTAAAGCACTTAATCGTAGCAGCGTTGGTGTAAGTCGCAATTTTGACTTACTAGACCCAAGCGCAAAGTATTCTAGCACAAACAACTTCAGTGATGATGGTGGACTTTATTTAGATACCAGTGACGGTTATACCACATTCTCTGCAAACACTACGAATGATGTTGTAGCTTTTCTAACTGAAACATTGAATAGCGAACTAAACAATCATCGTTCATTCCAACACTACACTCAGCACTATAAACGTTATCCAGTAAATCAATCTACTGGTGATGGTGTTGTTAAGTGGCACCAGTCTTCATTCAATTCACTTGAGTCAACTGGATACTTTTTACACAATGTAGACCCGGTGCCAATCGGAGTATACAGTACTGGCAATGTCAAATATCTTACCGAAGGCGCACTGATTCGCTTTACTGCACCTAGTGGATATTATTTTGATCAAGACAATAGATTGATTGAAGGATTACCCACCCCAGCAGATAGCACGTTCATTTGGACGAGTGTTGCTAGTGTTACCGGTGACGGTAGCAATAATGGTCAAGGTAATCTAGGTAATGGTTTCGGACCGGTAGTGTTGAATAATCCTATTCCAAACGGAGTTGTGTTAGCTGAAATTCTACCTTCGTTCACTAATTTGTTACCATCAGATGTTATTCAAGATTGTATCACGCAGATCACGTTGAATCAAAGTTTTAGTTTGGTTTACAACAATGCATTATTAGCAAACCAAACTCGCTGGGCAGTTGACGCATTCACTGCATCTAATTATTTTGTAAAATTTGATAGTCTTGGTAGTAACCGTTACATGGTTACTTACAAGTCTCTTGCATATTATTTTGGTAGCGTGGCCAATATTCGATTTACGTTCGACAAGAACAGTGTAATCTATGATCCATCAACTGGCAAACTATTGCAAGATTTTGTTAGTATATTAAAATTGAATAGTCAGCCGGACAGTAACTGGCCCTTCGCTAAAGACAATAAACTAAGTGTCGTTGGGCAGTTAGTTGAAAGTGATGGTTATGTTGATGACTATAGTGTAGAAGTGGCTAGTACTGATCCAAACATTGCTGGTGTAGTAAAAGATCCTGATTTCTTCTACGACCTAACTGGTTATGCAACTGGCGCCAAGAACACTACACATTTTGTTTTCTTTGAACAAATTACTGATGTTAACTTATTGACTAGATATCAAATGGCATCCAACAAGAATATCAATCACGCATACGCTACTAAGGCAGAAATCTCATTAGTGCGTTATGAATATGCTTCTGGACAAATCTATTATGCAACTACAGAAGATGCATTTTATCAAGCAGCGAATGATGCTACCACGAAAAATGTTATTAACTTGGTTCAAATCAGTAACTATGTTGCTAAGATTGGTCGTCAGGGGTTTGCGTTTCAATATAGACACAACTCAAGCAATACTACTCGTATTGATCCAGCAACAACTAACATTATTGATTTGTATGTAGTAACACAATCTTACTACACTCAATATCAAAATTGGATTAAAGATACGTCTAGCAAATTGACGGAACCTACAAGCCCAACTATCAATGAGTTAAATATAGCATACAGTGAAATTAATGATTATAAAATGTTAACTGACAGTGTGATTTTAAACAGCGCAAAATTCAAACCATTGTTTGGAAACAAAGCTGCACCTCAGTTACGTGCTACCATCAAGGTTATCAAATCAAGTGCAACAACTGCGAGTGATAGTGAAATTCGCAGTGCGGTGTTGAGTGAGATGAATACATATTTCAGTATTGATAACTGGAACTTTGGAGACACTTTCTACTTCACAGAACTTAGTGCATTCTTGCATTCTAAGATTGGTGATCTAGTAAATTCAGTCGTCTTAGTTCCAAATGATCCTTCGCTGTCGTTTGGTGACTTGTACGAAATTCGTAGTGCACCTTATGAGATTTTTGTCAATGCAGCACAAGCAAGCGATATCATGGTTATCAGTGCATTGACACCGGCCGAACTACAAACAAATTAATAGGTAATACAGAATGTCAAAAAGAGTTAGAACAATTGATTTTTTACCAGAAATCTTCAAGACAGATACCAACAACCAGTTTCTATCAGCTACGCTAGACCAGTTAGTGCAGCCTCCAAATTTCAGTAAAATTCAAGGCTACGTGGGTAGCAAGTTTGGTTACGGTGTTAACGCTACTGACGGATATGTTGCTGAACCAACTAAGACTAGAAAAGATTATCAATTAGAACCTGCAGTTGTCTTCAAAAAGAAAGATACACAAGTTGCAATCGATGCTATCACTTATCCTGAATTAATTGATGCATTGCATATTGAAGGCGCCGCAACTGATAATCATCATAAATTATTCACTAATGAGTTTTACTCTTGGGACAGCTTTGCAGACTTAGATAAACTTATCAATTACAGTCAGTACTACTGGTTGCCACAGGGCCCTGAGCCAGTGAACATCAGTGATTCTACTATGTATAAAAGTGGCGCGTTTACAATGCTATCTAACAATGTAGTATATGATATCACTAGTGACTTGTATAAGTTTGACGTAAGCAATCCTACATTGACTCTGGTCAGAGGTGGGTCATACACTTTTATCGTAAATCAGAATTCAGAATTCTATATTCAAACTCAGCCAGGTATCACTGGATATGAAAAGCTACGAACAAACATTAGTACCCGTGAAGTCTACGGAGTAGATGTTAATGGATTAGCTAATGGTACAGTGACATTTGATGTACCATTAGCTAACGCTCAAGATGAAAACAACTATCCAGGCAACAATCCAGTTGACCTAGTTGTATCTATGGCAATTGGAGATTTGCACGGTAAGAAAGTAAGTGATATTAATAACATCGACGGTGTTACTAGTTTAGATGGAAAACGTATTGTATTCTATGGAACTCAACCTGGCGTACAATCATACCTAGGCGATTTCTATGGAGAGTTTGGTTTTGATGTTGATGATCCTGCACGTGTAGTTCCTACTACCACTGAAGTAACACAGACTGCTGGATCAGTAACTGATTTCGATGAAGAAACATTTGACAGTGACCCGATGAACTACACTCGTCACGTAATCACTTGTCTGTCTACTAAAGATTTTTCAGTAAATAGTGTAGTGACATTCTCGGGCATTCCATTCGGCGGCCTGACTGAAGGTACTGTTTACTATATTGAATCTATTCTCAGTGACACTACTTTTACAGTGTCTACCTCTTTGTATGGAACAGCAGTAGAACTAACTGATGCTACTACCAACGAGAACGGTAAATTATTTTTAACAGTACATGATGGTGGATTCGAAGAAGGTAGCCTAACTACCGTCAATGACAACTTCTATACTATCAAATATATCGGTGATGAATTAGATCCTATCATCAGCGTGTACGAAGACGGCGTTATCCCTAACGATCAAACTATTCTTATTAACTACGGTACTAAGTATGTAACACGTCATTTTGTACGTAATGCATATGGTGAAATTTTACTAGTACCGTTGATCACTGCTAACCTAGATAAATTGTATTACCAAGCTGGTGCTAATCCTGATCAGTATGGAACTATTAAGTTGATTGACGCTACTAGTCTTTCAGGTATAGATATTAGCGAGATCATCGGTAAAAAAACATACACTAGTCCAAACGGTGTTCAATTTACTAATGGTCTAAAAGTAAAATTCAACGGCACAGTAGTCCCAACTCAATACACAACTGATCAATACTACGTAGAAGGTGTTGGTACATCTATTGCATTGCTACCAGTGAGCGAGCAATTAGTTCCTGAACCATTCGGTCAAGGATTCTTTGCCCCATTCGATCAGGTGTCGTATGATACGGATGCATACGGTAATGCACTACTAGTTCCAGCAGACAGCGATTACCTAACTATCAATCGTAACAGCAATAGCCAAAATGCGTGGAGCCGCAGTAATCGTTGGTTCCACATTGATGCACTGAATACGGTGCTGGCTAACAATGACAACAGTCCTATGGTCAAGGCCGCATTGGCTAGTACTACTGCTAGAGCAAAGCGTCCGATCATTGAGTACTATGCTAACCTCAAGCTATTCAATTCAGGCACTAACGGCAAAGCTCCAGTTGATTACTTAAACTTCACCGTGACCGATGCACTTAACCAAGTTGCCGGCAAGACTGCATTTTTTCCGGACGGCAGTGCAAATGAATTGTTCGATGGAGCTAGAATTATATTTGCCAATGATTCTAATATTGAAGTAAGAAACAAGATTTTTGTTTGCAACTTTAGTAAAGTCTCACCTGATCAAGTGCCAACTATCACGTTGAGCAGAGCATATGACGGGGATGTGGCATATAATGACCAGACTGTTATTGTTAAAGGAGATCAGTATCAAGGTAAGAGTTATTACTTTGACGGATCTACTTGGAGCGTAGCTCAATTAAAGAAGTACGTAAACCAATATCCTAAATTCGATGTGTTCGACAAGAATGGAATTAGTTTTGGAGACATAGAGTATTATCCTGGATCAGACTTCACTGGCTCTACGTTGTTTGAATATCAACCTAGTTCGGGAGTTAATGATCCTATATTAAACTTCCCAATCAAATATAGCTCTATCACTAACATCGGTGACATAAGTTTTGATGTTAGCTTGAATTCACAGACATTCAACTATGTGTATAATAGTCAATCTATTACTACTCCCATCAACACTGGGTATGTACATACGTATTCGACCAACACACTATATGACCGACACATTGGTTGGCAAACTGCGGTAGAACCTACCTTTCAATATCAAGTATTCAACCTAACTTATTTAGGTAGCGATATTGTATGTGACATTCCTGTAAAGGCTGTAGCCGACACTGAATGGCCTGTTATTACAGTGTATGTAGATAATCAACGAACTACTGATTATACCTATACAACTTCTGATTCTACTACGACAGTAACCTTAAACACTCCGCCTACAGTAGGAACTCCCATTGAGGTTCTATTGTTCAGTGATAGTGTGAGTAAAATTGCATACTATCAAATTCCGTCCAACTTTGATCACAACCCATTCAATGAACAAGTGACTACTGTTAACTTGGGTGACCTTCGCGGCCACTACAAGAGCATATGTAATAATATCAAAACACTAATTGGTAGTGCATTTGGTCCTAATAACTTTAGAGACTTGGGTAATATTGTTCCATACGGTACACGTATTGTACAGAGCAGTGCATCATTGGTCGCACCGGCTATATTCTTGAAATCATCAAACAATAATATTTTTAATGCATTGTCATTCAATGCAAAAGAGTATACAAAATACAAAGCAGTATTAATAGACACGGTTGATAGATCAGATTACAATCCGTTGCAATCTAACAGTGATATTTTAGATGATGCGCTAGATCAGATATCGGGAACTAAGTCTGATGCCAGCTCATTCTTCTGGAGTGACATGCTACCTTCGAAGGGTGCATCTACTACTAAGACTTATAATTTTAAGAGTGGTGTAGATTCATCAGTGTACCCACTGACGATGATTTATGACTACACTACTGCTAACTATAATGGCGTGTTAGTATATCTAACTAGAAAAATTGACGGTGTATCTAGAAACATCCAACTGGTTAAAGATATCGATTATACTGTTAGTGCGGTCGCAAAAAGTCTATCCATCAGTAAATATCTGATTCCAAATGATTCTATCACTGTTAAAGAATATGCACAGACATATGGTAGCTATGTTCCTAATACTCCTACTAAGATAGGTTTGTATCCTGCATATATGCCTGAGGTATTTCAGGATGCAAGTTTCATTACACCTACGTATTTCATTCGAGGTCACGATGGCTCTTACACTAAATTGTATGGTGATTATAATGGTGGTTTCTTAGAAGACTTTCGAGACAGAGCGTTGTTAGAATTTGAAACTCGTATATACAACAACTTAAAAGTTGTTGCTAAGATTCCATTGCAATATGATGATATCTTCCCTGGACAATTTAGAACTACTGATTACACCTTCGATGAATTGAATGCAGTTTATTCTTCTCAATTCTTGAATTGGGTTGGTACAAATCGTGTGGACTACAAGAGTCAGTATTATGATGCTACTAATGAGTTTACTTGGAACTATAGTAAGTCTATCAGTAAGCTAACTAATACTAAACTCCAACAAGGTAATTGGAGAGGTGTATTCTACTGGTTGTATGATACATCACATCCGGATACTCGCCCATGGGAAATCTTAGGAATAAACAATAAGCCGTCATGGTGGGATGCTAGATACGGTGCTGCACCATACACTAGTGATAACATATTACTATGGACTGATATTAGTAACGGTTCTATTTGGAATAACGGTGACAGCTATATCAATGCTAAACGGGTACGTCCTGGATTATTAGACGTGTTGCCAGTAGATTCTAACGGTAAGCTAGTAAGTCCATTCACTAATGTAGTTAATTCATATGATGTTAACACCTTCAATAATGAATGGACTATCGGGGATATGAGTCCAACAGAATACAGTTATCGCAAGAGTAGTATGTGGCCATTCGACTTGATGAGAATGTACGCATTAACCAAGCCAGCGCAATTCTTCTCGTTGGGCATTGACCTAGACATCTATCAATACAACTATGAATTTAATCAATATCTAGTTAATGACAGATTGCGTCAACCACCTTCAGACTTGTTAGTTTACGGTGCTAGTGCAGATACAGCCGCACATAGTTATTTGAATTGGATTGTTGATTATTTGAATCAATTTGGTATTGATGGTAGTCAGCAAGTAACTGATTACTTCAATAACACTGATGTTAGATTAACTTATAGAATGGCAGGATTCAGTGATAAAGACCTATTGAAATTCTTTGCAGAAAAAGGTTCACCTAATAGCAAGAACAATAGCTTATTGATTCCTGACGAGAGTTACAATATCATCTTGTATGAGAACCAACCATACAGTACTATTGTATATAGTTCTATCATCATTCAAAAGACTAAGTTCGGATTCAGAGTATATGGTAACAGCCAAGACAAGGCATATTTTGTAATTAGCGATGCAAATCTTAACGGAATATATTCTACAGTAACAATTAATGATTATTCAATTAGTGTACCTACAAAATTTAGAGATACTACTACATACATTTCATACGGTACTGAATTTGCCACAGTAGAATCACTTGCTCAATTTGTGAGCAGCTATGGTAATTACTTAGTAACACAGGGTGTTAAGTTTAACAACATCGAGAATGCATTAGAGTTAAACTGGAATCAAATGATTGCAGAACTACTTTACTGGTCTTTGTCTGGATGGGAAGATGGTAGTATCGTTAACTTAAACCCTAACGCTAATAGTATCACCATCACAACTGATATTGGTATCGTTCAACCATTGACATTGTATCAAGAAAATTACATTCTGAATCAGAATCTAATACCAATCCCATTGAATGATCTAGGTATTACCAGACTAGATACTACGTTTACTGCTACTGCATTGAATCAAGGCGACTCATTGAGTTTCATGCGATGCAAAGTTAGCGGTGTCGAGCACATTGTAGTGTTTGATAATACTACGGTATTCAATGACACTATGTTTAACTTAGTTACTGGCCTACGCCAGCAACGTATCTACGTTAAAGGTACAAAGACCGCAGAGTGGACTGGTCAAATGAACGCTGCTGGATTTATTATCAATCAAGATAATATACAAGAGTGGGTATCTAACCAGAAGTATAACAAAGGTTCAATTGTAAAATACAAGAATGAATACTGGATTGCAAACAGAGTTACTGTAGTACCTGTTAGTAAATTTAACACTGATGAGTGGAATAAAACTTCATATGATAGTATTCAAAAAGGATTATTACCTAACCCAAGTACTAGAGCATATGAATCTACGTTATATTATAATACTAATGCAGCCAATCTAAAAAATGAAGCGGACTTGTTAAGTTTCTCATTGATCGGATATCGCCCACGTAATTATCTAGCTGAAGCTAACTTAGATGATACTACTCAGGTAAATATTTACAAGAATATGATTTCTAGTAAAGGTACTCGTAATGCATTTGATGCATTAATCGGGGCAAACCTACAACAATCTAGTTTGACATATGACTTTTATGAAAACTGGGCTATCAAGACTAGTAACTACGGTGGAGTATTGAACAAGAACTTTATCGAATTCACTTTGGACGAAAGTCAGTTGCTAGGTAATCCAGCAACGGTTGGCATTGTACACGGTGAAACTGTCGATAATGTTCAGCAGTTAGTCCAACTGTATGATTTGAAAAACTATGGATATACTATAAACAATACTAATATATTGCCTACTATATCTTCAACCACTGATAGTAAGTTACCGTCTGCTGGTTATGTTAATCTTGACGATGTATTGTATACTGGATACTATGTTGATAATCTAGATAATGCTTCTATCAGTAACTTATATAAAAATGACTACGTATGGATTGCTGACAAGATAGGTGAATGGAAAGTATATACTCCTATCCCAACAGTAGCACGATTGACGAACGTTGTAAACAACTTAAACAATACCGCTACGTTTACCTTCACTTATCACCATGACTTAGCGGTTAATGATATAATTGGTATTATTGATTATGACTATCGTGTCAATGGATACTACACTGTAGTCTCTGTTAACAGTTTAACTTCTATTGTGGTCAGTTTAACTTTGGATTCTGGTGTAACTTCTATTAACAGTAATAAAAGTAACATCATGTTCAAGTTCTATAACCAACGTGTAACCAGCGCCAAAGATATTTCTACTCTAGAACTTCTAAACGCAGACTATGTGAAAAACAAAGTATGGGTTGATAAAAACCAAAACGGTGAATGGAGTGTATTACGCAAGACCAATAACTATGAGTATACTAACTTCATTAAGCCGGGCAATACTATTGAGTTTGGTAGTGCAGTAGCTTACACTGAAAAATTAGGTTACTTTGTTTCCGATCCAGCGAATAGCAAAGTGCATCGTTTCGTAGAAACGTCATCCGGTAATAGTCAGTACGCATTGGTGGATACTATTACTCATGGTCAAGGCTATGGAACTGCGATGGTCAAAAATGATGATATAATGATTATATCACAACCTGATCCGTTTGGCGACTTGAGCATTCTATATGTTTATAGAATGGTGAAGACTGACAGAATCACGTCATTAGTAGAGGAACAAATTCTAGCAGTGGCTGGATTTAGACTAGGAGATAGTTTAGCACTTTCCGGTGACGGAGAGTTATTCTATGCTAGTGTCATCGACCTTAATGCTATTATTGAATTCCAGCGCAGTGCTGATTACTCATACTATAATATAGGTGCAGTATTAAAATCAGCAGTGACACCCGGCTCAACATCATTTGAATTGTATGGTAACATCCCTAACTTGGTACCCGGACGTTATATCACGTTTACTAATTTTGGATATGATGACAAATATACAGTAGTAACTTCAAAGTACAATTCGTCAACTGATTCTACTACTGTGTATTTGAGTGAAGCAGTGTTGTACAGCGTGAGCACTGGCTCAGCGGTATACAGAGCGAGTGTTAGTTATTTCATCTTGGGTGCAATTTCTAGTGAAGGATTAGCTAACGGCAGTGATCTATTCAGTTCTAGTCTAGCTACTAACTATGACGGTAGCAAACTGTTCGTAGGCTCTCCTCAATCTGACTTTAGCCAACAGTTACTAGATTCCGGTTATGCATTCGTATACGACAGACTGATTGAAAATTGGGAAGTCATTACTGATAGTCCGGGTAATAGCTTTACGTTATTCTTCTTGCCTTGGCAACCTACCCCTACATCGGTCGTCTATATCAATGATGTAAAGCTACACCCATCATACTATGTATTGATTTCGAATCTATTAGTGATAGGTCCTATCTTACGTGCAGGCGATGTAGTTACTGTTAGTAGTGGTAACATGGTATTAGTACAAGAATTAGCAAGCTACGACTTGATTGAAGAAATTGATCCAGGTGCTAAGTTCGCATGGTCATTAGATTGCAATACCTCTGGTAGTGAACTATTGATTGGTAGTCCGTTCAACTTGAATCAAGAAGAAAAAGAAGGAGCAGTGTTCAGATACTCTAACGAAGGTAAACACTTTGGTAGAATTACTGGTATATTACAATGTCACCTATTAGAACCAGCTAGCATTTTGATTAACGGTTATCGCGTTGCGTTACCTGATCCTACTATGTCTGCCCCTGGTGATGCGTTCTACGTAGCAAACAAAATTAATCAAGCAGTTATTACCAACGTTTTTGCATATGCAACTGAAGACAATCGCTTAGTAATTCGCCTACGTGATGTAGACTTGAATCCAATCAACAACAAACTGAACTTGACTGTATTCAACGGTAATATCATGGCAGAGCTTGGTATTGCTATGTACTTGAAGACTCAAGTTATATACGATCCTCATGCAGAGACCCGAACTCAGTTTGGCTACAAGGTTAAATTCAATGAACAGAATAGTTTCATCGTAAGTGCCCCTGCTGCACCTCGTTATATGGGTACTCAGTTCGACTTCAGTAATGATGAGAACAACCACAACGATACTGTATTTGATAATAACTTTACGCAGTGGGAAGACAAGTACGGAGACGCTGGTACAGTGTATATGTATGACTACATTCCTTCATACAACGAAAGTTTGGTAACTGCTAGTAACTATGTATATTCGCAAACACTCCCTGATCAGGAGCTTGCATATGGTCGTCAACCATATTACGGTCAATCATTAGACTTTATTAAAAACAAAGTAATGATCGGTACACCAAACTTTAAGAATGGTTCTATAAACGGTCGAGTGACTGTATATGAAAATAATGTCGGTGCAGCTAACTGGGCAGTGTATAGAGAGTCTGCGCTTGTAACTGATATCACTAAGATTCAGAAAGTTCAAATCTACAATAACATCACTGATGTAACAGTGGAATCGCTTGATTACTTTGATCCTCAACAGGGTAAATTGTTAGGACCTATACGTGAAAATATAGACTTCATTACTTCTGTTGATCCAGCTGGATATAACAATACGAATGCTAAAGGCAACATGGCATGGGGCAAGAATCAAATCGGTAAGATTTGGTTTGACGTAACCACAACTAAGTTTATCAACTATCATCAAAATGATGTAGTGTATAACAGCAAGTACTGGGGTAATGTATTCCCGGGAAGTACTGTAACAGTATATAGTTGGATTGAAAGCGATGTAATGCCAGCGTTCTATATTGGTACAGGCCAACCATATAACTTTGGTAATTATAGTTTAGGATTCGAAACTGATGCAAGTGGAAACCTATCAACTCGTTATTACTACTGGGTACGCAATACTGACACGTTATTTGGCTTACAAGGTAAGACATTAACCGATACAGTCATTGCTCAGTATATCGCTAATCCACAAAGTTCTGGTATTGCATATTTTGCAGCACTGTCTCCTAGCGTATATTCATTGTATAACGTGCGTGATTTTATCTACAGCAAAAATACTAACTTGCATATTGGTTTCAGTACCAACGACATTGATATTCCTAATCACAGTGAGTATCAATTAATTCGCAATGGTTATGCTAATGATTTCTTACGTGGAGTACCAGATAATATTAACTATGTAGAGCCTGCAGGATTGTACAACAAGTTCTTGAATAGCTTTGCGGGTGTAGATGAGATAGGTCAAGTATTACCTAATCCTAATCTACCTAAACTATTACAAATTGGTATTGGTACTCGTCCTAATCAATCGTTGTTTATTAACCGATTCAGTGCGTTAGAGAATTATCTACAGTATGCAAATACTGTAATGAAAACTTATCCAATCAATGAACTGAGCACTATAACTTTCTTGAACACTTACGGTGATTCATTCGACACACGCAAATATTGGCAAAATATTTATTGGTGGGCTGATGGATATAGCAGTACAACTAAAACTGCATTTGAAGTTGCAACTTACTATGACTTACTAAAGGTTACTGCGAAAGAAGAACTAATAGTTGGTGTTAGTATGAACAGCCAAGGTAACCGTGAAGTGTACAAGTATATAACTAGTTCATGGGTTCGTATTGGTTTAGAAGATGGTACTATTGAATTCTTGCAAACTCTATGGGATTACGAGAACAATAGAATCGGATTCGGCGATGTATTCTTTGACACAGTTTCATTCGATGCATATCCTTCAATTGAAACCAAGTATATTGTTCGTGCGCTTAATGAGCAGATTTACGTTGGACCATTGACCATCTATAAGAACAAGAGTTTGATATTGATGTTCGAATATATTCAAAGTGAAAACGTAGAATCACAGAATTACTTACCATGGTTGAACAAAACTAGCTTGGCAGATGTTAGCTATAACATTCGTAGCTTGCTACCGTACCAAAAGTATCAAAGTGATAACACTAATTTACTTGAAGGTTACTTAAATGAAGTTAAACCATATCACGTAGTCCTTAAAGAATTCAGTTTCAAATACGATGGTATAGATACATTCGACGGTAACATTACTGACTTTGACTTACCTTCAAAATATAATTCTACACTAAAACGATTTGTATCACCGCAGTTGTCATATAGTTCATCATTATCCGGTGGAGAGTATAATAGTGCAGACGCAATTTGGTCTAGTGATGCTGAATATCAATCTTGGATCAGTAACTATGGTCTAAAATTAATTGCTAAGAAAAATCAAGTCGTAGCGAGATTAGTAAAGTACGTTAATACTATTAGCCAATCACTATATGTAGATAATGCTAGAGGATTGCCTGCTGCAGGTATCATCACGATTGGTGGAGAATTGATTGCCTATTCTAAAGTAGATAGAAACCGTGGTAAGTTGTCTGGATTAAGTCGCGGAATGAGTAACACTAAGGTTACTACTCATCTTCCTGATACTAGTGTTTATGCTGATTTACCGAGCGTTATCGTACTGGATACCGGACGTGGATATATTGACCCACCGATAGTTAAAGCATACATCGATACATCGAAGTATCCTGCACCAACACGTGAAGCAGTATTGAAAGCTGCAATGAGCGGCGATAAAGTAATTGAAGTCGAAGTAATTGATCCAGGAGAAGGTTATGCTGTTGCTCCGGAAATTATATTCCAAAGTGCATTTGAGACTGTGTTCAATGAGAGTGATATTAACTTCCAATCAAACTTATTGGTTCTAGATCCTACTGACATTGTAACTGGTGATTTGATTAAGATCATTGCCGGTGGTAATTCTGATGAAGCTATTATTTCTGGTTACTACTACGTTACCGTACTAGGATTTAACAGTGGTTCTAGTGGGGTTAATGACAAACCGGTAGTATCGTTGCATTACAATTACAGAGACAGTACGGTCGGAGAACATAAAGTGGTGTTCAAGAAGATCACTACTGCATTGTCATATACGTTGCAGATGGTACCTAGAGCGATTGCAGTTACAACTAGTCCGTTGATCCGATCTATCAATACTACTATGAGGTTAGATAGAACGAGCTATCAAACCATGATTGAAGAATGGAAATCAGGTACATACTGGCCTAGTCCATTCAACAGTTTAGGTAATGATGCTAGTACTGATACATCGTTGAGCTACGGCATACCGTTTACGTTCGAATACAATGACGGTAAGAACTTTCAAAACAGTGCTTATGGTGCTGGAGTGAAGTTTACTGTGTATAATCAAACAATGTTAGAAATGTATGCAGTGACTATCGAAGCGTCGGGCGCCGGATATACAGTGGGTGATACTATCACGGTAGAAGGTTACTATTTAGATGGAGTTACCGGTACAAACGATTGTACTATTACAGTAACCTCTATCATTGGTTCATATGCAACTGGCCCTATTAAAACAGTAACAGTATTGGGAACTCCGTACTCTCAAAGCGGCGCAGGCGCTCAAGGTGCATTGCTTCCAATCATGGCTACGGAAACAGTAGAAGACGCAGTAGTGGTTACTCTGAACTATAAACCAAGTACATTGAAACCAGGCCAGATCAAGGGTTTGAGAATGTATTTCTATCGTCATTTTGAACCATATGTATATGATGATACTGGTACATCATTTACTGGATCTATTTCTGGTACTACATTGACCGTGACTGCTATAGTAGGGTCTAGTACGACATTAAGTATAGGTGATCATGTATATGGTAGAGGAGTATACTTTAAAGGTGCCGGGACAACTATCACCGGCTTTGTGACCGGAACCGGTCGCTTAGGTACATACACTGTTACTCCTAGTCAAACTGTCGCCTCAACTGATATGAATACAGGCGGCGGTGCGGTGATTGAAGTGTATCGTCCTAGATTCAATCCAGTGTCAATCACTAATCAATACTTTATTAAGATTCTAAACTATGGTTGGAAGTATATTGATGATGATCAAATATTGTTATCTGGTGCATTACTAGGTGGAACCGCCGGAACGAATGACGCTAGCATTAACATTCGATATGCCGGAGATTTTGGACAGATTCAAATTGCGTCTATCACCGGTGTATCTAATGGTGGATTCAAACAATACTATGTCATGCCAGTGAGTGCAACGCAGATCAAATTGTTTGTTGATACTAAGTTGACTATTCCTGTATTGTCTGCGGATTATACTTTCACTAATACAGTGACTGACTTTGCATTCATACCGGAACCATTGTCATCAGGCGGCGGATATAAGTACACCGTAACTGCTATTGTCTCTTATGACAATAGAGTATGGCGTTGCTTGATTAGTAACAGTGATGATTATTTTGACTTTGCTAAGTGGGAAGTAATTCCTAGTGATAGCAGATTACTAAACGCACTAGATAGAACTATGGGTTACTATAAACCTACAGTAGATATGCCGGCCAAAGATGTACGTCAATTGTTTACTGGTACTACATTCCCTAATGCAGTTTACTATGGTAACAGCTTTGCTCCCGGAGATGAATTACCTCTAGATGTTGTATTGAAGGATCAAATCTTCTATCCTAGAGACACTGATATTAAAGCAATTATATTTGATGGTACTTCATACGTAGCTGTAGGAGAAACTGCCACTCACTCTGTTGCATTAATCAGTGATGACGGAACTAACTGGCGCGTCATTAAATTATCAGATCAAAACTTGGGAGTTACTGACATTGTATACTCTGGAATTTACTATGTAATTTCAACTACGACAATTGCGACACCGGTATTATTAAGTGATGATAAAGTTAATTGGTCAACATTAGGTTCAAACGTAGCATATGACTTTACGCCGTATGGTTATACTGGATTCGACTCACTCGCATTAACCGTGCCTAGTGAAGAAATGTATTCATTGACATATGCGAACGATAAGTTTTTTGCTATTGGTAAAGACATTGTTTCAAGTGACGACGGTATTACTTGGAACATAGTGTTCAGTTTTGGTAGCGAATTAGACAACCAAATTAAAAACTTGCGCTATGTAAATTCTACCAACTTTGTTGGTTATATTGCTGTAGGTGGTGGCTATCAAGTCGTAGAAGGCGCCGGCACATCTTCTCCGGTGGTAGAATATAGAGCAAGAATCATCACTGAAGTCGATTCAGTTTGGAATACTTTCAATCCATCATTCACTGGTAATCAAATGAACACTGTTATCGCATCTAGTGATATCATTGTAGTCGCTGGCGCAAACGGAGAAATTTGGAATAGCATTAATACTCGTAACTGGATCATGTCAAGTGTCTCCGGTGGAACAGTAACCGCTACATTACGTGACAGTTCATACGGTAACAATATATTTGTTATCGTCGGTGATGCTGGAACAATTCTAAAATCAGTTGATGGCATTTCATGGGGAGTAATTGCAAGCCCGATCTCATTCGACTTGACGGGTATTACTTTTGATGGTACGTACTTCTATGCGGTTGGTAATAACGGTGTTATTATTCGTAGTACGAACGGAAGTGCTTGGCAAGATATTTCCTTCATCACAACTGATAAAGCATTATATGATATCAAGGGTAGCGAGTACTTGTCAGGGTATGGTCCTGAAGAACTAGTGCCAGGCATCATCAGTGACACGTTATCAATGAAGGTTACGACTCGTCCTGGATCATATTGGGATAACGATACGTTCACTCAATCATTCTTGTATGGAAATACTGGATTCAATATTGTTTCTGAAATAGTTACACCAACTGGAACTACTGCTAGCTTTGATAATTTAGTAGAAAATCCTGCACAACTTTCAGTGTTCATTGTGGACAGTATTACTAAGTTAGGTAATCGTATCTATGAAAATTACGGGTATGCTCTTAACTGGATCACTAAGACGATTACATTGTCTACTGCTCTAGTTGCTGGTAAGTCATTATTAGTTGAAGTATACGAAGTTGGTAATGGTCGTCAGTTAGTAAGAAGCAATTCTCAACTAATGCCGGTGACCATTGATACTACTACCGGGCACTCACAAATAATATTGAATGAAAAAGCACAGAACTTAAGTGCTTCAATCATATATCGCAACGGAACAAAATTGGTAAACAACACTGATTATCAAATTGTTACGGTAGCTAACTACATGAAAGTTCTGTTTAGTACTACATATGACTTATCAGTAGACTATCTATCATTTGCAATTTTAGGTACTGCATTGTCTGAATACAACGCAAATGAATATAGTTATAGCATTCCAGAGACACAGGTGTTTGTATATACTAGCAGTAATGTGTTCACCTTAACTAATTCGTTAGGTGGCAATAACAATGTTAATGCTATTGTAGAATTGAATGGTCTACGTCTATTGAGTTCTCAGTATTCTATTAATACTTCTGCCAAGACGTTGACTGTTACTGCGGCATTGGTTGCAACTAATATAGTTGCAACTAATATAGTTGCTATCACTACGTTTAATGATACACAGCGCCAGTACTTAACTACTGATTCATCAACTAATATGGAGGTAACTGCAATCAATACAATTGACACTACTCAAGCAGGCGCGGTTCTAGTACTGACTACTAATCTTGGGTTAGTTGATGCAGATACCGTGCAAGTTAATGGTATTATTGGGGCTGATCAACTGAACGGTCGTGCATATTATGTACAAGTTGGATCCCCTTATGTGATAGACGCAATTACATACTACCAATATGTTCTGTTCAATGATGCTGCATTAACTGATCCTATCTTGAGTAATAACGTCAACATGTACATCAGCGGTGGATTTGTTTGTAAGACAAGCTCATTGATTGCGCTAACTCCAACTATCATTACTATTGCACTGGATAACTCAAGTTACACATTTACACCAACAGATTCTAATAGAATTTGGGTGACTGTTAATGGAAAAAGACTTGACTCACATCAAGTTAGTATCGTAGATGATAATGGTACATCACGTCTAAACGTGCTAGCACCAGTAGCTACTGGGGATATAGTTATTGCAACTTCTATGGTTTCCGGCGGTACTCCAAACGCAACAGCTTACGGTATAACCATCAGCAAGCAAGGTTTTGGAACTATCAGCAACATGAGTGTTAAAAATAGAACTTGGTTAACTGAAGCACTGTATATGTCACAAGATATAATACATTTCAATGATGTATCAAAAATAGTAGATTCTACTACCAAGATGCTGAACTTACACGGTGAGCGAATCAGATTTACTACTGTGGATTATGTAGCAAATACGGTGTCAGGATTGACACGCGGGGTAGAAGGTACTGGTATTATATCTGTCCACTTGGCCTACAGCTATGTATATGGAATATCTGCTGCGAAGACGCTAGATTCTTCATATTTCTTCAAGAGTTGGAATACTAAGAACTATACTAGCAGAGGTGATCCTATCCAGTTGAGTAATTCGTATCCTGTAGAATTCTTAGAATTAGGTATAAATTAAAAGATAAATAAATTATGAACGATAAACCCATTGATGTAGACGAAAACACTATAGACACTACCCCTGGTCCGACTCCAGACGAGCAGGGAGGGTTTATTTTTAGCTCAGTTCTGAAAATAACTGATCCTAATACAAAAGAGATTATATTACACATGCGAGGCGACGATTAATGTCAAAAGTAACGATTCCAATTCAAATTGAGGGTTTTCTGAAAGTATACGACCCTAATAGCGGGGAAGTGTTCTATGATGGACATAACGCCATCCACTATGAAAACATCAGTGTAGCTATTGCAGATACATTGAGCAGTCGAGGATACGGAAGTATCATCAAAATGGCTTTTGGTAACGGCGGCGCAAGCGTTGACGAAACCGGAGTTATCACATATTTACCTACTAATACTATCGGTCAAAATGCTAGCTTGTATAACCAAACTTATACAAAGATTGTTGACGATACCAGCGTTTTAAACACTGATCCTACCCGCAATAAAATGCTAGTAAGTCACACTACTGGCAAGGTTTATACTGATATTGTTATCGAGGCATTACTAGATTACGGCGAGCCTCCAGGCCAGTTAGCGTTCGACAATGGAACTCAGCTAGAATCCGCATTTGTTTTTGACGAAATTGGATTATTAGCAGACTATGGAAGTGATGAGGCAGGCAATGAACTGACCAAATTACTAACTCATGTCATTTTTCACCCGGTTCAAAAGAGTTTGAACAGACAAATCCAGATAGATTATACCGTTAGAATACAAAGTCTAACCAACTTAATCACAGTTTAAGATAAATATTACATAAAGCGGAGCAACATAGAATGGCTTATACAATTATTAGAAGTAATGGAACGACACTGACTACAATTCAGGATGGAACCATTAACACCACTAGCACTTCACTAGGATTACCTGGTAGAAATTACGCAGGGTACGGACAAACTTTAAACACTAACTTTGTCAGATTGACAGAGAATTTTGCGTATGATACTCCACCAGCAAACCCCTTAAAAGGTCAGTTGTGGTATAACACTACCGCAGGGACATTAAACGTCTGCCCCACAGACGGCCTTACTACTATTTCAAGCTGGCTAACACTAGCTAGCACGAATTCAGGTGGTAATACTACTCTAGGAAACGTAGTCGTTACTGGTAACGTATCTGCAACTAATTTTATTGCATCTGACGCAATTGTCGGAGACACTATTACAGTTCGTTTAGCGACAGTATCAGATACACTATCCGCTGCGATAGCAACTATCACTAGCGCATCTATTCCAAGTTTAAACACTCAAACAATCACTACCGGTAGTCAAACTACTTCAGGTGCATTGACTGGTAGTTGGACTGTATTGGGTAATAATGCTACTGGTGGTAATTCATTCAGTGTTACAGCAGGTAACATTGCATTCCCTTCAGCTAGCACACACGGTATTAAGTGTGACAAGTATATGTACGCAAACGGTGCAAACTTTAACCCATCAGGTACATTCAATAGCTCAAATGTAAGTGACTATTTGACTGGAGCAAATAGCGTAGCTCAGTTTACTGGTAACATTGCCCCTGCTGGTATCACTACTAGTAGCATTTCAGGCGGCGGCGCAATCAATGGTATCTGGACATTAGGTGTCGGTGCTCGTTTGCAAGCAACTTATGCTGACTTGGCCGAACGCTTCGCAGCCGATGCCGAATACGAGCCGGGAACAGTAGTTGAACTAGGTGGTGAAAAAGAAGTCACTGCGGTAGTAGCTGATCTATCTGACACAGTATTTGGTGTAGTAAGTAACACTGCTGCTCTTATGATGAACAGTGTTGCAGGGGATGACAAAACTCATCCACCAATCGCTATGAGTGGGCGTGTTAATGTTAAAGTAACTGGCCCAGTTAAAAAAGGTGAACGACTTGTAAGCGCAGGCAATGGAATGGCACGTGCTGCACAGCCCGGCGAAATTACTGCTTTCAATACAATCGGACGAGCACTTGCAAACAAACTAGATGATGGTGTAGGCAAAGTAGAAGCTGTCGTAACTATTATCTAAGGATTCGTAATGGCATATTCAAAATATGGTAAAATAGAAGCCAAAGACTTCAATGATGATATTAAAGGTAGTACAACTAGTACTGCATCAACTAATATCAATTCAGTGTGGTCTGTTGGCAATAGTAAGGGTGGGTACGGTCAAACGGCAGTACCGAGTATCACTGTTACTGGAAAAGTTACTGCTACTGAATGGGCTGCTATAATTTCTACAGTTGCTAACACTGCAAGTCATCAGGGCACCCCTATCACTGCTATCACTGCACCTACGACAGGTAGTCCTGTAGTATATTATGCTGCGTTACCGGTTAACATTACTAACGTGTATGCTGGTAAAAATAATGCAGCGGCACAAGGTTCTTCGATAACAGGTACTGTTACCAATGCTACCACTTGGTACAATGCTATAACATTTACGCAAACTGTTACTTTTGCGTCGGGGGATGCGGCACGATATTTCTTTAATGCCGGCGGTCAGATTGCGCTAACCTTTGCTCATCCTACTGGAAGCGGCATTAATGGATTATTCAACGCATTGGGTACTTCATGTGGTACTATAGTTGTTAGTAGTCCTAATACAGGCACTGCTACGATTGCTGCTACTAATTATAATGGTATAACCAAAGTCGGCGGAGCTGGAACAGTAACTACTTTATTACCAAACGTTGGCTACTGGGGTCTAACTACTACTAACCAAGAAGTGTTCAAGCAGTTTGGCGGCTCATTTACTAATCCTATCCCAGGTGGCGGCACATACAGTCAGAACTTTTTGTCAGTAAACGTTAAAACAAATGGCGCTCAAGGAAGTAACGGTGATAATGGATCAATTATTACAATCACTACTACTTGGGATGAAGTACCTAATGGATTGGTAGCATCTGCTGGTACTGCGGTAACAGCAACCGTCAAGCCACCGTCAACTACTTACATCACAAACACTTGGGGAACTCCGGCAATTGCTGGATCAGTCACTGGCCAGTAAAATAAAGCATGTGTTAGTATCCATCTAAATACTCGTAGGAGTGTTCATGGATACTAAACAACTTATCACCGAAGCAAAAGCTCGCTTCAATCACAACTCAGCAAAAGCATATCTAAAAGACAAATACGAAAGTAAGTTGTCCGTCGCCGATCAGGGTGGTTTATGGGTAGCTACAGTAGAACTAATCTCGTTCTTAACCATCAGCACCATGGATCATGTAGTCTTGTTAGATACATATTCTAATCCTGTCAAAGTAAATAGGGCAGCGTTACTCACCAAACTAGACAAAACTTATACCTATGTTATGGATCAATGGCATACTGAATGGGCAGCACTAGAGAAGAAGCGATGAGCAAAGGTGTATTATTATTCGCATTTAACAATGACAAAGTAGATTATTATGCAATGGCAATTGCTACTGCTAAACGTGCGAATCAGTTTTTAAATTTACCGGTAACTGTTATAACCGATGCGTCTACTGACATGTCAAAGTATGATTACGAGTTTGACAATGTTGTCATAGTTGAAGCTGACAGAACTAATCTCAATGCACAGAATGAAGTATGGATAAACAAAGGTAGATACCAAGCGTACAATCTAAGTCCATATGACGAAACATTACTACTAGATACAGATTATCTAATCAACAGCAATACATTGTTGAAACCATTCGAATTATACGATGACTTCATGTGTCACAATCGGACTAGCTTTCTAATGATTCCAAATCACTATCAAGAGATGATAAGTGATCAGTCTTACCCTACGTTATGGGCTACCGTGATCTATTTTAAAAAGACTGCAAAGACTAAGCAGATTTTTGAATGCATGGAAATGATTCAAAAGAACTATCGTCATTACACAACATTGTACCACATGACCGTGGGCAACTTTAGAAATGACTTTGCACTAACCATTGCACTACGAATCGTGTGTGGACAGACTGACGATAGTAGTCATTACATCCCGTGGAACTTAGTACACGTTGGAAAGAACACCCATGTGTACCGAGACTCAGATACAATGTATACTGTCATATATGATAACTGGCAACGAGGTAAGATAAAAAAAGAGTATAGCATTGTAACTGATACTGACTTTCACCTGTTGAACAAAGAAAACTTTATGGAGTTGATATGAGAGGGTTCGTGATAATGGCTCAGAATACTGAGACAACTGATTACGTAAAGTGCGCAGAAGCATTATCTAAAAGTATCAAGCAAGCGATGCCTGACGCCAATGTGACTATCATTACTGAGTTACCATTAAAACTTGACGGCTTTGCTAACGATTGGCAGGTATACAATGCTAGCCCCTACGAGTATACAATCAAACTAGAAGCTGATATGTTTATCCCTACTGACATAAGCTACTGGTGGGATGTGTTGCAGGATAGAGACTTGGTGTTGTGTACGACTATACGAAACTTCAAAGGAGAAGTATCAGACGTGATGGCTTATCGTCAATTCATCACTGACAATGAATTGCCCAACATCTACAATGCTATCACTTACTTTAAGAAATCAAGTATTGCTCAACAATTCTTTAACTTAGTCAATGACATCTTCACAAACTGGGAAGACTACAAGAAAATCTTAAAGTGCGATATTAATGAACCAGCGTCTACTGATTGGGTATACGCCATTGCTTCACACTTGATGGGCGTAGAACAGACAACGCTCCCCACGTTCACTCAAATGAGCATGGTGCATATGAAGCAACACATTAATGGATTGATAACAGAAGATTGGACTAAAGAACTAGTAACTGAGTTCCATGCTGACGTGCTGAAAGTCAACACAATCGTACAAAGATACCCCTTTCATTATTATGTCAAAGAATTTGTTGAGGTAATAGTATGACCGATGACACATCACAACTCTTTTGGGAAGTTAAAGCACCCGAATCAGTAGAGTTTAGGTTGTATTATGATGACAAAGGTAGTATAATAACTTATACCTGTGAGAAGCTACCGGGTAACTATCTTGTAATTGATGCCCAAGTGTTTGCTGAATGCAGACCTGATCTTACTGTAGTGAACGGCATGCTAGTCAAACTTGTACCTGAAGTGTTTCTTTCATTACTAGCTAAGTCTGATTCAGGAACTAAGTGTGCAAGCGATGATGTTTCGATAATAGTATCGGATGACTACGAAGGTAATATCACACATTGGGACCTAAAAAGATATGAGTACAAATATAGTTGATGTAGCAGATTTAGATTGCATCTACCTAAGCTATGATGAACCGCAGAAGGAAGAATTCTGGGTTAAGATTAAGAACATGGTGCCTTGGGCACAACGAGTAGATGGTGTCAAGGGTAGTGATGCAGCACACAAAGCCGCTGCAGAGGCAAGCGACACTGAACGATTTATCTTAATCGACGGGGACAACATGCCCAATGAGTCTTTCTTCAATATGCAGTTAGACTTCACTGACAAAGACAAGAACTATGAACTAGCGCAGTATCGTTGGAAAGCTATCAACAGCGTTAACGGATTACGTTATGGCAACGGTGGCATGAGTTCATGGACAAAATCTTATGTAATGAACATGAAGACCCATGAAGCTAGCGACGGCAATGACAACAACACAGTAGACTTTTGTTTAGACAGTAGCGACAACTTGTATTGGTCAATGCATGATTGCTACTCTACTACCTATCCCAACATGACAAGTTTTCAAGCATGGCGTGCAGGGTTTCGTGAAGGTGTCAAGATGTGTCTAGTCAACGGAGCAAAGCCTTCAGTTGAACAGTTTAAAGATAGTGTTGCGAATAGGAACATGAACAACTTGACGATCTGGCACAACGTGGGCATGGATGCAGAGAATGGTGACTGGGCAATGTATGGTGCTAGACTAGGAACATACATGACTATGCTTACTGATTGGAATCCACAAGAAGTTCAATGGTTTGACAACTTTGCAAAACTATGGGACGAATACAAAGATAGAGATCCAAGATTCTCTAGTGAATTCTTTGGTGGAGCATTGGGTGACAAATTAGGATTGCCTATCTGTACACTAAATGCAGAACAAAGTAAATTCTTTAAACGTCACTATAACACTGACAAACACAACATGGGTCCTCTCGTTAGAGAGATGGACGTAATTAGAAACATAGAGGGCTGGTAATGTCAGACTTAGACGGTAATTATAAAAAGCATCTTTTAGATGTTAAACAAAAAGTTGATGCAGTCAGTGATAGCTTCTGTGCAGCTAAATGGAAGCAAGTAACGATTCACTTGCAGAATGGTCATACTCATAGTTGCCATCACCCAAAGACTCACGTAGTCCCGTTGGATGAGATTGCAATTAATCCGTCAGCATTGCACAACACTAACTTTAAAAAAGAACAACGCAAGATGATGCTTGAAGGTAGTCGTCCAAGTGAATGTGACTACTGCTGGAGAGTAGAAGATAGCAACAAGGACAACGATGTATTCAGTGACAGATACACTAAGAGCGCAGACCCTTGGGCAGCACCCTTCATTGAAGAAATTGCTAGCAAGAAATGGGATGACAACGTTGATCCTAGTTATGTAGAGGTAGCATTTAGTAGCACGTGTAATTTCAAGTGCAGCTATTGCAGCCCTGACGTTAGCAGCAAGTGGATGGAAGAAATTGAACGCTATGGAGCATATCCTACGAGCACTAACTTCAATAACTTAGACAACATTAGTCAAGCTAAGAAGATTCCTATCAGAAACAAAGACTACAACCCGTATGTTGAATCATTCTGGAAGTGGTGGCCACAACTGTATACTAGTCTAAAGACATTTAGAATCACAGGTGGAGAGCCATTACTAGCTAAAGATACGTTTCAAGTGCTTGACTATATCATTGAGCATCCTAACCCAGAACTTGAACTGAATATCAACAGTAACTTGTGCGTACCTGACGAGTTATTAAAGAAGTTTGTAGAGAAGATGAAACGTATTCAGGGTGAAGGACTTATCAAAGAGTTTAAGCTATATACCTCTGCTGAGGCACATGGTAAAAAAGCCGAGTACATCCGTAACGGACTAGACTACAACAAATGGTTAGACAACTGCAACTATGTATTGCGTGATATTCCACAGAGTAAGTTAACTGTGATGGCTACTTACAATGCATTGAGTGTGACAAGTTTCACTCCATTCATGCAAGATATTCTAGACTTACGCAACACATACAACACAGGTGCTGACAGACGCAACCCGGTATCACTTGATACACCTTACTTGCGTTGGCCTTGGCATCAAAGTATGTTCATTCTTACTCCTGACTATCTTCCTCAGATTCAAGATCAGGTTACGTTTATGTATCGCAACAAAGAACACATGATGTGGCCACCTACATGTGGTTATGGATTCTACGAACACGAGATTAATAGAATGGAACGACTGTACTATGTCGCCAGGGATGAAAAGATCCCTGAGTTAGAACTGATTCGTAATCGCAAAGACTTTGTATCATTTGTAGATGAACATGACAAGCGCAGGGGTACAGACTTCTTAGGTACTTTCCCTGAGATGGAAGAATTTTATAGAATGGCTAAAGAATTAAAATGAGTAAAGAACTATTTCAGTGGCGTCAACGAGTATTAGACAGTGTTAGTCCCAGCTTCTGTGCTGCGAAGTGGCTCAACGCTACAATACATCTAGGTCACGGCTATACCCATAGCTGTCACTTGCCTATCCCTCATCCTATTAACGTAGAGGAATTGAAGGATAACCCATCGGCTATTCATAATACTGCTCATAAGAAAGAGCAACGCACTAAAATGCTAGCAGGTGAGCGTCCAAGCGAGTGTGAATACTGCTGGAAGATCGAAGATATAGGACGTGAGAACATCAGTGATAGAGTGTATAAGAGTAAGCCCTACAAAGAAGCTGATATCATTCGCATAGCCAAAGCTGACCCACAGGATAATGTCAACTTAAAGACACTAGAGATTAGTTTCGACCGCACGTGTAACTTTGGATGTAGTTATTGCAATGCAGGGTACAGTACAACATGGGCTAAGGACATTAAAGACAATGGAATCTATCAAGGCCTCAAGAGTGATGGTGCAGGTGCTTATCAAAATGATGGATCATGGACAGAACCCTACGGCAAGTTCAACGAAGGTAACCCCTATACTGAGGCATTCTTTAAATGGTGGCCTGAACTGAGTAAAGACTTAGAGGAACTACGAGTTACTGGTGGTGAGCCTACAATGAGCCATCATTTTTGGAAATTATGTGAGGAGATCAAGACGCAAGACTTGAAACACTTACGCTTTGCTACGAATAGTAACCTAGGTATGAAGCGTTCATTACTAGAAGACTTGGTTATGTTCACTAAGGAAGCGAATATCAAAGAGTTCGACCTCTATACTAGTAATGAAGCGTACGGTGAGCAAGCTGAATACATCCGTGACGGTATGGACTATCAAGTATGGCGTGATAATTTGATATATTTCATGGAGAATGCTAAGTTTCGTAGTGTAACTATTATGATGACCATTACTAGCGTATGCTTATTCAGTATTACTGACTTTTTAGATGATATGATATTGCTAAAGAAACAGTATGGACATAATAGACCAATGGTTGATTTAAATATCCTGCGCTGGCCTAGTTTCATGAGCCCTATAGCATTGCCGGATCATATTAAAGAATATTGCAGAACGAATCTATTAAATTGGTTCACTGTCAATAGAGTACATTTAACTGAGGGCGAGAATGCGCAGATTCAACGACTGATTGATTATATTGAAGTAGTTGAAACTCCACACCGCCGTGCTGTAACTGATAAATCATATTTACATAATGATTTAAAGAGTTTCTACCAACAATATGATTTACGTAGGAATAAAGATATCAATGTATTTCCTGATATCTTTACTGATTGGTTAAAAACTATTGAGATAGATAAAACAATTCCAATTAGACTGATCGGGAACGGAGCAATTACTAACTATGACAAGTAAAATTATATGCACGTCTGATAGTGATGTAGCCACTACGATATCTGCGTACAATACCCGAGGGGATAGATTTCACTTGGGTAGCGACTGGATTAAGTTTCGTATTAAAGATCCTATATCTATGCCGCTATCAACTGCATTGGATAAGAATATTGAAGGGTTCATATTCCATCAGATAGGAACTAGGCAAAGTCCTGATTGGTGGACTGGGTTCAAACCCGATAGTTATTTGCCTGGCAAGAATCATGCCACCGTAATTGACAAGTTACCCGAAGCCCTACGAGAAAAATTACGCAATCGCACAGCACTAGTTCATTTCGATCAATCTATGGAAGCTAATCCATTAATTGACAAATGGTTTAATTACTATGAGGCATTTCATAAAGCATTTATGGAACACGATCTACTAGCAGAACAGTTTGTAATTACAACCTGCAATTTAAGTGAGAGCCGGTTATATGATAAATGGTGCAGTGATAATAATATTACTTCTAAAATGATTATAGTTGAGGCTAACTTCTTTGCATCAGCTTGCGCTCAGGATCATTTCTTTTTACCAGGCCCGATCACTATACCCTTCATTAAGCATATAGAACATAAAAGAGATAATGAGGTGCAATTATTCAATTGCTTGAATAGAGTAGTTAGAGAGCACAGAGTTGCATTTGTAGCCATGCTTAATTACTATGGATTAGTAGACGATAACAAAGTGAGCCATGATTTCTATCCCAATCATTTTAAAAATGATATAGTTATCAATGAATTTGCCCCTCATCCTGCATTCGAGCATGCCAATGTTATTAAGACTAATCAGAAATTGCCATTGATCCTTGACACCATTCAGTTTCAGGTCAATAAAGCACAGAATCTATACGTAGATGTATATCTAAATACATGGGTTAGCGTCATCACTGAAACCTTCTATTATGAATACCCTGATCAGGCAATATTCTTTAGTGAGAAGATATATAAACCCATGAGAGCATTGCATCCTTTTATTATAGTAGGAGCAAAAGGTAGTCTCCGTGAATTGAAAGCACAGGGGTTTAAGACATTTAGTAATTGGTGGGACGAAAGCTACGATGACATAGAAGAACCTACTGCTAGATTAGAAGCTATTTGCAAACTCTTATTGCAGTTGAGCATTAAACCAAAGGCTGAGTGGGAACATCTCTATCCTCATATGGAATCGGTACTGCAACATAACTATCAGCATTTACTGAACACCGATTGGTTAAAAGATTTGAAACCTAAAATAATTGACAGGATACAACATGATTGATTTTACAAAATACAAAAGATTCTTTGCATTTGGATGCAGTATGACTCGCTATCAATGGCCTACTTGGGCTGATATGATAGGACAAGAGATCCCTACGTATATTAACTGTGCTCAAAGCGGCGCAGGAAATATCTTTATTAGCAATCAAATAGCTGAATCTAATATGCGGTATAAGTTTAACGAAGATGATCTAGTTATGGTTATGTGGAGTACTATCACTAGAGAGGATCGTTACGTAGAAAACCAATGGCATTGTCATGGGAATATCTATTATCAAAATTTCTATGACAAAGACTTTCTGATGAAGTATGTAGACAACCGTGGACAATTAATTAGAGACTTGGCATTGATTTCAATGTCAGACTGTTTACTACAAACTACTAAAGCAACATATCATATGTTGTCAATGCAACCATTAGAAGCAGTGATACGTGACACCACTAATAAATTAGAAGGCGAGTACCAAGATGTCCTTGATCTATACAAGCCTGTCATTGACTTGTTAAAGAATGATCTACTTACGATCGGGTGCGATAGTAAATGGGGGTCACTCCCAATCAGACATAATATTCCGGGCGGTCAAACTCACGACTATCATCCGGCACCTAAGGCGCATTTTAACTTTGTTAATAAAGTATTCCCGAACCTTACCTGGTCTCAGAAAACGATTGATTTTATGGAATTTCATGACGATGTGGTAATGAAGGCCAAGTCTCAGGATGACTTAGTTTATCAAGCGCCCTGGCCACCTAGACTGTAAATTAAATTCGGGGGAGAGTAATCCTTTTAAATACAGTAAGAGGAAATATTTATGAACATCGGATTTATTGGAATAGGAAAACTAGGCCTGGCCTGCGCAGAAGTTATGGCAAAGCAACATGTCGTAGACGGATATGATGTACAACCGGTGATCAGTGACAATGTGAATGTCGTTTTTAGTATAGAATTAGCAGTAAAAGACAAAGACATTGTATTCATTGCAGTACCTACCCCGCACAGTAAAGAGTATGATGGTTCTACACCTAGTGCCCACTTAGCTACAAAGGACTTTAACTATGACATTGTAAAAGAATGCTTAGTAGAAGCAAACAAGTATATGAACAAGAATCAATTGTTGGTTCTTATCTCTACCGTACTACCTGGCACTACTCGCAATCAATTTGTTAATTTGATTCCTAATACTCGCTTTATCTACAATCCATACTTAATTGCAATGGGCAGTGTAGCATGGGACTTTGTAAACCCCGAGATGGTTATGATCGGTACAGAAGATGGTAGTGAAACGGGTGATGCACAACTACTAATCAACTTCTATAAGACTATGATGCAGAACGAACCTCGCTATGTAGTAGGTACATGGGACGAGTGTGAATGTATCAAAGTGTTCTACAATACTTTCATCAGTGCTAAGATTGGATTGGTCAACATGATCCAAGACGTTGCAGTGAAGCAAGGTAATATCAACGTAGACGTAGTAACCAAAGCATTAGCAGACAGTACAATGCGTATCATGGGACCTAAGTACATGACAGCAGGCATGGGCGATGCAGGAGCTTGTCATCCACGTGATAACATTGCACTACGTTACATGGCAGAACAATTAGACTTGGGTTATGACTTGTTCGGCTCTATCATGCAAGCACGTGAGATACAAGCTAAGAATCTTGCACAATGCTTAGTTGACGAGGCAAATAGTACCGGAATGCATATCTTCATACATGGTAAAGCATACAAGCCTAATGTCTCTTACACGGATGGAAGCTACAGTACACTAGTGGGACATTATGTAGAAGAAATGGGGCATGGGGTATTTTATGTTGATCCATTGACTGAAGAAACTGTCACTACCCATATCAAAGGAGTGGTATTGCTAGCACACTGCGCAGAATTAACGTATGATTATGCTGATGTTGAAAAAGCACAGAAGCTATATTGTGAAATTGTTTCTGGAAGCACCGTAGTCGATCCATGGCGTAGATACACAACTGACAACAACCAAATCAAAGTAATTCATTATGGTAACACTAGACCTTGACAAGCGTGGTTATTATTTAGTAGGTTGGAAGAAATTCTACAATAAGACCGAAGCCGTAACTTACGCCACTAAGAATAGCTTTGAAGTTAGATGGGTGTTCAACGATAGTGTATATTCTACTATCGACTGGACTATCCCAATCGAGGTGCCCCTGCCGCAATTATATAGAATGAGAGCGCAACAATTACGGGACAAGTATGACTATATCGTGTTGCACTTTAGTGGAGGACAAGATAGCATGAACGTCCTTCATAGTTTCTTAGATAACGATATAAAATTAGATCATATTGTAATTCAAGTACCAGAACCAGAACGTAAGCGCACTAAAGAAAATGATACTGATTGGAGTAATTACTGGGCCGAGATTGATTATCAAACGATACCATACCTAAAGAGTTTGGGCAGCAAGATAGATGGAATCAAAATCACAATTCAAGATATGTCAACTTCAACTACTGAATTATTTGCTAAGGACAATTGGACTGAGAAACTACTACCTAACGCTAGTAGTAACTTAGGAGTAATTGCTAGAGCAATGGCTCAATATAAGACAAACGAAATATTAGAAGTAGCAGAGAAAGGCAAGATTAGCTGTCAATTATTAGGAATAGATAAACCATTAGTATACTTTGATGGCATAGATTATTATTCGTTCTTCTTAGATCAATCCGCTTATCATATGCATCCTATGGATAGCACAATGAGTGACTTGTTTATTAACTCAGCTACTGAATTCTTTTACTGGACTCCTGATTTACCCGAGATCGTAGTTAAGCAAGCACAAGAGATTAAGAAAGCCTGTATTGCTAATGATTTGTACAGAAGTGTATTCACAAAGACGCACGAGCATGAAGTGGGTATATTTAGGGCATTGATGCAGCATATAATTTATGATCCTAAGTATGCTCCTAAGTTTCAAACTAATAAACCACCGGTACCAACAGCAGGCCCGATTCTAAACAAATGGTTCTTTAGCGAGACTGACGAAAATCTAGTTAAGAACTATGAATACGCATTACAGTATATCAGCAGCCATATTGATACTAAGTTCTATAACAAAGATACTAGAGGACATGGCTATAAATCACTGTCGAGTAAATTTTACAAACTATGAAAATTCTAATACTAATCTTAGCTATACTGTCATTTAACTGCAACGCAGATCAATATACCAAAAACATAAATGTCATCGTGTCATTGGGCGCCGGCTCAATAGTAGATACTACTTGCAGAAAGATATTTGAAATATATGATCAACTGAATAACACAAATACAGTGATTACTAATATGGCAGGTGCCGACCATATGGTTGCGCATAAGCATTTCATTACGTTAACTGAGCCTAGCATTCTATGTGCTGGTACTAGTGTGGGTGGATTGAATCAATTTAAAAATCCTACTATCAGCCCTGCTACTGACACCCTTAAACCTGTAATCAATTTGTTCTCTAGTACGTTCTTGATTCTAGCTCCTGTTACAGGCGCTGGCTCGGTCGAAGAATTAATAAGCAATAGCAAAAGAACGGGTAAGAGTATACTAGTCGGAGCCCCCACAACCAACACCGCTGCTGCATTTACTTATATTCTAGATAAAACTAACAGCAACTACGAAGTTGTGGTCTTTCGAAAACCATCAGATGCGGTTGCGGCACTGAGAGAAGGTGCGATTGATGTGTATGTAGATGGTGGATCACTGAATCAGTTAATTGATACTGCTAAGGCTAAAGAAATAGCACATATTATGGCTGGAGCTTCTAGAAATGAGTCGGTAAATTTACGCAATAAATATACTGAAATCGACCCACTAATGACTAAAATCATGTTGCACGTTAAGAGTGATGTTCCTGATAGTGAAATCGCTATATTGAACGCACGGGTTAACTCTGCTATGAATTCAACTCAATTTAAATCTTATGCTAAGGATCGAATGAGCATACATACTATTACTAATGGGACTGTTAAGCAAGCTGAACAGACTCTACTCAATCTAAGGAATTATCTAAAAAATGTTCGTAATTAACTTCTTCAAGAATCTCATGCGTGAGTACAAGTATCGAAAACGCCTAAAAGAAATGCGTAAAAAAGATCCATTCATCTACAAATGAATTACATAGGGATTAGCTCTGGGTTCCATGATGCTGCCATCAGTGTCGTGAATAGTTACGGGGAAATTATATTTGCAGGGCATAGTGAACGGTACAGTAACTTTAAACATGACTCGCACTTATGTTTGCCTCTAATCACTGATGCAAAATCATATATGGATAGTGATGACTATGAAGTTCATTACTATGAAAGACCTTGGCTCAAGTACTTACGTCAACTACGTGCAGGAGAACCCACTTGCATTGCAAACATATCAGTCAAAAATGTTATCGGTAGAAGTACTATTAAATATCAGTTAGGTAACAAGACTGTTCATACTCATAATCATCATTTAAGTCATGCTGCTGCTGGCTTTCAAACCAGTCCCTTTGATGACGCTACTGTTGTTATCATTGATGCCATTGGAGAGTTTGACACTATCAGTATATGGGATGCTTCATATGATGAGGACACCGGACGTGCTGAATATAAAAAGGTATGGGGACAAACTTATCCTGACAGTATAGGACTATTCTATAGTGCAATGACTGCTAGAGTGGGACTACGCCCACTAGATGAAGAATATATTTTAATGGGTATGGCAGCATATGGCCAGTCACGTCACTCGGGTGAAATCTATGACACTCTTGTTGCATCAGCAAGAGAGTTACGATTCGATAAAAACTTGCACATAGGAGTACCCGACAACTTCTTAGAGGGTGCAAACAACATGGATATTGCTACTAGTACACAAATTGTTACAGAGCATTTGATCCAGCATGTCATTAGTAAGGCCCGTATGTTAGGCAAGAGTAAGAATCTTGTATATGGTGGCGGTGTAGCACTAAACTGTTTAGCTAATAGATTACTAGGAAATTACTATGATAACATTTGGATCATGCCAAATCCGGGCGATGCAGGCTCTAGTCTCGGTGCAGCATGTCTTGGGTACAAGTATAAAGTTAATTGGAATGATGCTTATCTTGGGCATGACATTGTTGGGAACTATCCTGTTAATAGTTTACTTGATGTGTTACTTACTGACCGCATCGTTGGTGTCGCATCAGGTCGCGCAGAGTTCGGCCCGAGAGCATTGGGAAACAGAAGTCTCCTTGCAGACCCTAGAGGTAGTGAAATTAAGGATAAAGTAAATGAAATCAAACGTAGACAAAAATTCAGACCATTTGCGCCGGTCATTCTGGAAGAGTATGCTGATAATTATTTCAGCATGCCTGATGGCTGGGATAATAGTAGGTATATGCAAGTCATCAGTACTTGTAGGCATCCTGACTTATTTCCTGCTATCGTGCATCATGATGGGACTAGTCGTGTCCAAACTGTCCCAAAAGATGGAAGCGGAATTAGAGAACTCCTTGAAAAGTGGTTCGTCTTGACAGGATGCCCTATGCTGCTTAACACTAGCTTGAATGTTAGGGGTGAACCAATGGTTAATGATCGGGCAGATGCAGACAGATTTGAACAATTGTATGGGGTCAAGGTTTTATCGTGACTGAAATTCATGCACGTACTATTGCTAGGACAATTTCATATAGAATAGTTGCATTACTAATCACTGCACTATGGACAGGGTTAGGTGAAGCGGTAGCAATTCACATTGTATTAGCGATAGTTCAATATCTCATTGAGAGGTTATGGCTAAAGATTCAATGGGGCAAATACTGACATAAGTATATGCATGTTAAGAGATGTATTTTACTTCGGCAACAAGCCACACGCACACCCGAGAGAGCAACATGCAACTGACTTAGCACACGCTAGGTCATTATCCACTACAGAGCATTTCTGGGTAATTACTGAATGCAGTGATTATCAAAATTTTGATTGGGATTGGGATTTTGAGTTCTTGCCCGACGAAGATGCATGGACAAGTGATTTCAACAATGTGTGGCCTAGTGAGTTTGACAAAGATAGTGGAACTTGGCTTTGCACTGAACTAGACGTAGATACATTTATCTATCGTACTGACGTTTCCCCAATCAAACTAAAGAATCAATCTTGGAAGTTCTTATCACCGATTGATATGTCAAGCATTGATGTATTGTGGAGACCTGACCCTAATGAGTCGCCCTACATCTACACTTGGGGTAATAAGCATGTACCGGCTGAGGTTGAACCGACGCTAGAGTATCATGTTAAAACCGCAACCGATAGAAAGTACATGGGCAATGTACAAGTTTTTCCTCAATGGGATAGATGGACTGAATCAATTAAAGTAGACAAAGCTACGTTTGATTTTACTTGGAGACCTGATCCAACTAGTCCTCCTTATATCTATGTATGGGGTAACAAATACGATGCAGCA